GAAAGAAAAGAAATATCATATTACAGCAAAAGATTATTCAGTTTCAATAATCCGAGACAAAACCAAATCAAGAGAATTACGAAAATTAAAATATTACCCGCACCGTATAATACAGCGGGCGATCATGTTACAAATTGAAAAATATTTCATGCAAACATTCACAGATTTTACATGTGCAAGTGTAAAATGAAGATGAATGACGCATGTAATGGAATTAATGGACAGATACATGAGAGATAAAGAATGAACGGCGTATTGTTTGAAAATAGATATATCGAAATTTTACCCGAATGTGAATCACAGAATTCTGAAAAAATTATTGAGAAAGAAATTTAAAGATAAAGATTTGTTGAATTTGCTGGACATGATCATTGATTCATTTCCATGAAGAAGGTGATTACCAATTTGAAGTTATTTATCACAATTTTTAGCGAATTTTTATCTTTCATATTGCGATCATCGATTAAAAGAAGTAGTAAGATGTAAATATGTTATAAGATACATGGACGATATTGTTATTTTATGAAAAAGCAAAAAGCGATTAAGATATGTTTTTCGCAGATTAAAATGATATTTGGACGGTTGCTTGAATTTAAGAATTAAACCAAATTATCAAATATTCCCAACTGGTGTGAGATGAGTGGATTATGTTTGATACAGATATTTTTACGGTTATAAATTATTGAGAAAATCAACCGCACAGAAATTCAAAAAGAAAGCATTACACCTAAAAGAAAAACAAGAAATGTGAATTGTTTTTAATTTTAGAGAATGGTGTGCAATGAATAGTTATGTTGGACGAATGTTTCATTGTAATTCATACAGATTATTTGAAAAATATATTGATCCAATAATTCCCAGCATGAACAGATATTATTATTACGAAATCGGAAATAAAAAGAAAAACAAGCTGAAAAAGTATTACAGAAAATTGATTCGTAAGAAATACAAGTCAAGAAAATAAATTTAAAGCTTTGATATTTGACATTCGTGATTATATTATACATGACAAAATTTTACTTTTTATGTAAAGCAAAATGAAATTATCAGCAACAACAACCAGTTCATCAATAGTTGATTTAATTAATGATGATGAAGTATTAGCATTAATTGAAGCAAAAAGAAATGCAAATGAACCAATTGAAATTGAAATAAGTGTTTGATCATGAGATTCAGTTTTTGTTGAAACAATATCAGATGAAGCTTCAACAACAAATTCTTATGAAGTAACAAGCACATTCAGATTTAAAACATATCAATTGGATCAAGTTTTTGTAATTGCAAGTGATAGCACAGATTTTAACATTCAAATCGTTTGATAAAATGGAAATTTCACCAGATACAAGTTTAATTATAAATCTTTGAACGCTTATTGCATGTGCATTCTTTCTTCGGAAATTGAGTGCAAATATTACAAAATTCAAAGAAAAAACTGAAATGGAATTAAAAAGTCACAATGAAAGAATAAATGAAATTGAATCATTGGATTTGAAAGCAATATTGATGAAAATTCAAACGGATTTGGAACGAATAAAGGAAAATATGCACAAATAGAAATAAACGTTGCAGAAAATTTTTTACATTCAATACATACCTAATGAAACGAATTACAAAACTTTCAGTTACAAAATTGGTTTTATTATTGTTGGTATTAACATTAATTGTAATTGAATTATACAAAGTTTTTAAAGGTTCTGAATTAGATCAGATTTTTGTTGATACTGTATTAATGGTTATTTCTTTTTACTTTGGACAAAAAGGAATAAAATACGATAACGTGGATTCAATAATGGAAGAAGAAAACAAGGAATAATTCTTTTATTCCCTATTAAATACGATGAAATGAAAAATAATCATGATCGTATTGATCATATTGATAATTGTGACGGTGTGCAGTATAAATTGGTGCGTGTAATTGATAAAACAGCAACAGACATTCACCATATAATGTGAAAATGCAACAAGCATAAATACAACACCAATATTGATGAAAACAAAGTAAGAATTTCAAGAAGATTACATGTTGCATTAAATGGATTTTTTGGAGACAAACAAAACCCAAGAGATCAATTAAAGCAAGTTTTCGAAATTGTGAAGCCAGTATTGAGTGAATGAGTAAAACAAGAACTTTATACAATACTGTATGAAGCAGATGATGAATTGTTTTACATACCAGAATTATTGAAGAAATGAAAGAAAAAGAAAAAATAAACGATTATGAATACAAACATTTGAGAATATGCAAGCATAACATACAACGTGAAAGTTGCAGAAATTGTTTATTTGAAGTGCTTTGTAGATTAGAATGAAATGATATTCACGATCAAAAGAAGATTTCAGAGCAGAAATGATAAAGAAATTTTTAAATTATAACAATAAAAACATGGAAGAAGAAATTATTTATGGTTGTTTGTGAACTGGTGAAGAAGCAACCGATTATGTTCTTTGTGACGGTGATATTGATATATTGCCAAAGCTTTATAAACAAGATGAAATCAGATTTGAATACAATCAAGCGAATCAAAGTTGGAGTAAAGTTTCATGCACAATATTCAGTGCAATGTGAATGCTTTCAGATTTGATGAATTATGAATTTTCACTTGATGAATTACAAGAAGTTGACGAATTATCATACACAAAATGAAGAATCCGTTGACATGGTTGGTATGTAAAGCAAGCCGTTGATCTTGTTTGTAAATGGTGGAACGAAAAACATGGTGATTTATGAAAAGTTGCATATTACAGAGTTTCAAAATATTCAGATATGGTGGATCAGATACTTGAAAAATGATACACAATAAACGGTAATTTTTGCCCAACAGCAGAATACAGCCAAGATTACAGAAAAGACGCAGTATTGGATTGAACAGAATTTTGAACAAATACCAATGGACATGCAATTGATATAATCTGGAATAATTGAAAAAGAAGCACAAAAGATTCATACAAATGAAGAAAAACAAGTGATTGAAAAAAAGATTGCAACAGATACGAATTAAAGCATAAATTATCAGAATTATCAAATTATGGAATGTGGTATTATGTATTTACAAAGGTTGCAGAAGATAACCTTGAAGAATTAAAAAGATTAAACGAAATTAAAGCAAAAATAAATGAAGTAATGCCAATAAATTCACAATTGCGACATTTAACAAATTCAGAACCTTATAAAAATAAATTACATGAAGCAAATAATATGTTGCGTGAATGGTTGGATTATATCAATTGAGAAATAATAAATCTTTCATAAAAAAAGATTTTGCAATTTGTATGTTTTTTCGTAATATATCTTTGCAAATGTGTAGACAGAACGCAAGTTCTGTTTTCTTTTTTTATCTGAAAAATTAAATCAGACAAAGAAAATCTGAATTCAAGCTTGATTTTACTATTGACAAAAATTAAAATATATACATTGCATAAGTAATGCGTAGAGCCAAATATATTTATTTGTTTATTTTTTCAAAATGAAAAATTTGCTTTATGACTTTTTGCAATATTCCAAAGATATCAATTACAGATCAAGCGACACATTGGTTCATTATAAATACGATATGTTAAAATTTATTGAATTCATGAAATACAAAAAATGAAAATTCGAAATAAACGTTGAAGATGTAAAATTCGCAGATTGTATTGAACGGCTTGAAACATACAAAGAAAACAGAAAAGTTTCAAGAAGCACACTTTCAACATTATCAAATTCTTTACGCCAATTTTTCAAATACAGTGCAATGATCTGAAAAAAATTACAATTTAACGTTGAACAATTACCAATTATTAAAAAAGAACGCAAACCATACGATATGATGAAAAAAGAAGAATATGAAATATTGGTTCAAGCACCATTAATTTATGAAGAATCACCAATACTTGCAGAAAGGAATCAATTATTAATCGAAATACCATACAGAACATGATTACGCCGTGCAGAAATATTACGTTGCAAATTCGAACATTTCCACAATGAAAACCGCCAATTCCAGATATTATGAAAAGGCGGTTATCATGATCGAGTATTTTTTACCGAAGATTTAAGAAATAAAGTTTTGCATTTTGAAGAAAGTATAAAAGAATTCACAAAAAAAAGACCATTCAAAATGGATTTTTTATTTGTTTGATTAGATAATAAAAATCGATGAAAGCCACTTGCACCAAAATATATTAATATTTTATTCCGTAAATATTCCGAACATCTTATAAATGAATGAAAGATTACAAGAGTATTACACCCGCACATGGAACGCCACGCATTCGCCACAAATTGCGTTTATGCTTGATTAAGCCAGCAAGCAACAACACGTTTAATGCGTCACCGTGATCCAAAAACCACTGAATGATATTATCACATGAATGATACATGGTTAAAATCACAATTTGATAAAATATCATAACATATTTTTTTCAAAAGTAAAATTTTTCGAGCTTTTCGGAAAAATCGAATAGTTTAAAAATATAATTCATAACTGTAATTTTTTATTGCAGTAATTTTCTTATTAAAAAAGTGCAAAAAAATTTGACAAATAAAAAATTTTTCTTATACTTGATATTGTCAAACAAGATATTAACACATTTGCTGAAATTTCTTGATCTTGTTATTCATTACTCTAATCGGTTGGATTGTTTCCACACACTCACCATATAGAGAATATCAGTGTGTTGGAGTAAATGAATAAATATATAAGAAACCAAGCGGTGTGATAATATCACATCGCTTTTTCGTAATTACTTATGCAAAAGGTTCTACAATACAAAAAGCATGTAAGTTTGACAAAGAAAACAGAGCTTGCGTGCGTTTCAAAGCAACCATACGAATCAGTTGGGGAAATCAGCACGCAAGCGATCCAACTGGTTCATATGGTTGTTTTAATTTGTTTCAGTTCACATATGAGCCGTTGCACCACTACACACATTTTATTTTCTAAAACAAGGTTCTACAAATGAATGAAGAATTAGAAAGAATTACGATTTTCAATTCTTATGTAAGAAGCATTGACCAGCTTGCAAGATGAGATATGCAACTTGCACAAGAGCTTTCTTATTGGATCATTCAATTCTGAATTAAATGAATCGAGCCACCAGCAGATTCAAACCCGTTCATGCTTTCAGTATTCGAGCAAATCAAAGAGCCGTTAATGAATGGAAGAAAAAAATCAATGAACGGTAAAACAAAATCAAAATCAGATGAAGAAGAAATCAAAGAAGAAACGGAAATTGAAGAAAAAAAATCAAAACAAAATCAAAATGAAATCAAAACTGAATCAAAAGAAAATCAAAACGAAATCAAACCGTGACAAAATATAAAATATAAAAGAAAAAAGAAAAAAGAAGAAAATAATATTTCATTATCTAACGATAATGAAAGTGCAAGCACGGGAGATTATTGAGATTCAGAAATTAACGAATGTTTGGAAATTATTAAATCGTTTAATGGTTGAATAATTGATTGAACACAAAAATCAAATCGTATTCGGTGAAAAAATTTAATTTGAAAACTTAAAAAATCGGAATTTGTGCAAAATCAGAATTACACACGGCAAAACACTTTAACGGCGGTGTTGAACGTGGTTGCACAAAACAAGTTTTATGTGAGCAAGATTACATCACCAGAATTGATTTATAAAAATTTAGCAATTTTATTTCAAGTTTGCAGACAAGAATGAATGAATCAAACACCACAAATTGAAGTGCTTTAAAGGTTTACAAAGAATTGACGTTTGTAATTACAAGGGACGGTGATGTTTATACAACAACAGCCACGCCAGATCAGATTTCAAAGCTTTGTGAAAAATCAAGGTTCTTGAAATTGTGAAGTGATTACATTGCAGTTGATAGAATTAAAAAGTTGACCGTAAAGCCAGCAGATGAAATTGACAATGCATTATTGCAGATTTCAGACAAAAATTTACGTGCAAGAGTTCAAGCAGAAGTTGACGAAAGAAGAAGAACATGATCACGCTTGAACATGGAAATTTATAAAAACATTTTAGATCGTTTCTCGAAATAAACATGCCAAAAGAAGAAATCGAAAGACTTGAATGAAAAGTTGGGTTCAAGCTATTCATCAGACGTGTTGGTTTAAAAAACTTTGATGAATATATGCAGTTGTTCGGTAATGATCGAGCAAAAAGACAAACAGCGGTTGAGTGGTTTATTGAAGAATACCCAAACCAAGCAAATTAATTTTATATCAGTTATTAAGCGAAAATGACAGATAAAGAAACACCAAAATTAAATTTATTCATGAAAATTCAAACTGTAAAAAGCAAATTGCTTCAAGCGAATTTGAAGAAATCATGAGAGAATAAACATGCATGATTCAAGTATTATGAGCTTTGAGACTTTTTACCAGCCATTGTTGAATTATGTAAAGATAACAGATTATACACACAAGTATTATTCGATAACGAAACAGCAACATTATTGATTATTGATTGTGATGATCCAACACAAATTGTTCAATATACATCGCCAATGCGTGACGTTGATTTGAAATGATGTCAACCAATTCAAGCATTATGAGCGGTTGAAACCTACCAACGCAGATATTTATATTTAAATGCGTTTGATATAGTTGAGAATGATACACTTGACGCAGTTGCATGAGATGATAACAAGCAACCAAAGAAAGCAGAAGTAAAAAAATTCAGTAATGAAGATTTGGAAAGGTTGAAAGCAAAAACAGATTATTTGAAGAAATTTGCAACATCAGATGATTTGTTAAAGGACATTCAAAAGTTCTTTTCAGTAGATAAAGACATGAAAATGAAAATTGCAGATGTTCGAGCAGAAGTTCCAGAAGAAAAACCAGCAGAATAATTTACATCTTAAAAAACAAGGTAATGACAAATCAAGATACAATTGAAGAATTCGATGTTGCAGAATTATTACAAAAGCAAGAAAACAACGCAAACGAAGTTGATGAATTAATATCAAAGCACGAAAAATTCAAAGCAAAGTGATTGAAATTAACAGATCAAGATATGTTTGATCGAGTTGCTTTATGGGAAAATATGAAAGATAAAATTACAGAATTAAAAAGCACCTATTATGAAGAAAAGCAACAAAACGACGTTAAAAAAGGTGCAAGAATGGTTGAATTAAAAGCAATGTTGAACGAGCAATGAAAAAAAGTTCATACAGATTCAACAGCAGACGCATTAATAAAGCAAGAATTCCAGCAACGTGATAATGAAATATCAATTCACAAATTGCAAGCAGAATTATTGCAGAATAAAGCAGATTGCGTGCTTGAATATATCAACATCGTAAAAATCCACATTAAAAAAGATTTTAGCATGTAATTTACAAACATGATAACGTATACAAAAAATAAAATCATTGCAGATAATAATTGAAAATCAAAATCAGTGGAAATCGACACGGTATTATGAGCCGTAAAATGAAAAAGCCGATTCCTTGCAAGGTTATGAATTGCAATGATCCTTGCAGAAAAATTAGAAATATCATCAAAGCAAGCATTCACGGTTGCATGCACAATGAAAGATGATTTCGAAACCTTTTACAACTTAAACAAATAAAATGAAAAACAAAACAATAATTATTTATGCATTAATCGTTCTATTTATTCTTGTTATGTGATGAATCTTTGTCACATACGCAAGCAATAAACAAGAGCCAATCCAAAAAATTTTAAATCAAATTGAAGCCAACGAATCAGAGTTGGAACAGCTTGAAATCAAACAAGCAGAATTAAATCAAGCCAATGAGCAAGCCAAAGAAGAATTATTGAATAAATATGGATTGCAACTTTCAGAAGAAAAAGAAGAAAAAAAAACAGATTTATCATCAATGCTTTATGATGATAATTGAAACTGTATTTGATGAATAGGTTGTGAACCTAACGAATGGACACCATGAAAATTAACAGAAAGTGGTGATCATCAAGAAATGCCAGAAATCAAAGCAACAGATGAACACGAAAGATTCAAAGAACTTGCAACAGCATATTGACTTGACGCAAGCACAATATGGAGTGTTGAAAACCATTATTGAATTAAAGAATGAGTTATTTTATGCATAACAGTTGCAGAAACAAGCGGTTGAAATCGTGGTTATGGTGAAAAAAACATATGAAGTGTTTGAAGTAATGATCGTGGTGACCGCCCAACGTATGCTTTAATGGAAGCTTGACTTGAAGCAATAGGTAAAACATTAAACAACCAATATTTATGAAGTAAAAAAACTCTTTGATGTTTAAGTAATGCTGGATCATGCAACGAATCCAACGATAATTGAAAAAGATACGCAACAAGTGAATCAAGCCGAGAAAAAAACATGGTTGCATGTTTATCAACAATTTATGGATCAGTAAACGCCAGCACGTTTGGTATTAGAAGATAATTTTTATTTCATTTATTATTTCAAAACATGGAAACACCAAAAAATCAAGGGGGGGGGGAGACTTTACAAACCTTTACTGTAAATCCAGCATTTCTTCTACAAGATATGCCAATTGATTTCTTTGACTTTCAATTCATCATGAATGCAGATTGAACATTAAAGGAAACAAAATTTAAAGATCAGATTTTAGAACCAGCAATTTGAAGTTCATTATTCTTAATTAAAGAGAAATACTTCAAAAAGGTAAAACAACATAAAATTGACAAAAAGAAGATTGAAAGCCACAAACAAGAAAAAGAAAACATGCTGAACGCATGGAAAATTCAAAAAGAACATTATCAGTGACACATCAGATACCAAGAAAAAGCATTATGAGAAAAGAACAGATTATTAAAAGCAATATGATTAATTGCACACAATGTAGAAAAAGTAAATCAGAATTAATCTTTATTTCATAATTAAACAAAACATGTTTGAACGAATTAAAAAATTATTCATGAGAAAATGAATAAGCAAGGTGGTTGTTGATACATTAAGAGAGCAAAACCACCGCTTAAAAGAAAGAGTTGCAGAATTAGAGCAAGCAACCGAAAAGAAATTTTGTTCACACTGTAAGGAACGAAAACCAATTACAGAATTTAATAAAAATTGTTCGAAAAGAGATTGATTACAAAGTCAGTGTAAAGAATGCCACAAAGCAATGATGAGCAGAACGCCAAAAAAAGAATTGCAAGAATGCAAGTTCACGCCGTTTGAAAAAGAATATTACGGCGGGCGTGTTGTTGTAAGTGAAAGATATTTCACATACGAAGTAAATGGAATTGTTTATGTATTAATTGATTCATTCAGATTTAATTATTTGTGCGAAAAATTCTGAAAAGAAATGGTGAAATTGAAAATCGAACAGATGATTAAATACAACAATAAAAACCACCTTTGGAAATCAAATTATGATTATTATTACAGATTAAAAGCACGATGTCAGAAAGAACAGATATTACAAGATGAAAAACAGCAATTAAATTTATTTCAAAACCAAGATTTAGAATGAACGCACAATGTTCAATCGTAGATTATTGGAAAGAACATTGATGATGAAGATATTGAAAAGTAAGTTACAGTTGCTTTTACGATAGGGTGAAGCATTGACGAAGTCGAGAAGAAGCAATCCAAAAACAAACAAGGAAATATTGCAACAGTGTTTACAAGCCAAAACAACATGCACAAACAAAAAACGAATTAAAGCCAGAATATTCATGAATTAATATCACATACAGCAAAGAAGAAGCAAAAGTTTTTAAAGAAGCATTTGAGAAAATCATCAATGATCTTTTAAAGAAATACGAATCAATAGAAGAACCGCAAGAAGCAAATAAAATATTTGAAAAAATTGAAAAGGTGAAAGCAGATTATCAAATATTTTTACATCACAATTCATAACAAAATGAAAAATCCAATAGACAAAAAACTTTACATGAACCAAATGAAACGAGATTCACAATTACAAAGATTGAATAAAGAAAAAGATATGAAGCAAGAAATTATGATATTAAAAAACGAAAAAGCAGAATTAAAAAACGAAAACGCAGAATTGAAAAATCAAATCAGACAATTTGCAGATTGATTCCAATTGCTTGCAAAGAAATTAAAAGAAGCCAATAAAGAATTGGATCGTTACAAAAAAACACAATCTTTTAAACCAGTAATAATAAAATAATGCACATATTATTTTCAATATTAACAATATTTCGATCAGTGATTTATTTGATCACGTTAAAAGATACGAAATTAATAATTGCACTATTATTTGCAATACTTTCAATTGCATATTAAGAAATTCGGAATTTCCGAAAATAGCAGAAAAAACGGAAATTCCGATTATTTAAACAATTTTACATCTTAAAAAATCCAGAGAATGAAACGATTAATAATATCAGCAACTGTAATTATGATTTCAATGTATTTGGTTGTTGCACGGTATATTTGACAAATGCCACCAGATGAACCACAAATTATAACTTGCGATGAAAGATACATATGAGATTCTTATATATGAGTAATAAAATGGAAAGATTGAGATTACATATATTTATCATGAATGCATGAATTAGATACGATATGCACACCATACGAAGAAGAAGTTGACGAAGAAACGCCATTATGTTGAACAAAAGTTCCGTTTGAATGACCATTAGATACAAGCAATATGAATTGTTATTATGATAATCCGAAAAGCAAATTAAAAGCTTTCAAAAAGCAAGCAGAAGCAGAAAAGAAAGAAGATGAAAGATATTATACGTGTAAAATAATAACATATGATGTTGTGCAAATGTATAATAGTTGTGAAACATCAAGTTGTGTGACAAATAGATTAAGAACATATTTTCAAGAAAATTGCCCAAGAGCCAATATTGAATAAAATTTTACATATTGTTCATAAAACATCATGGAAAATAAAACAGAACGATTTGTTATATATGCAACAGAATCATGAGATTATGAAACCGCAGAATTTGAAGCAAAAGATTTATTTGATTTTGCAAGAGAAATGAACGAGCGGTTTTGATGAAGCATGAAAGAAATCGTTTTAATCGTAGACAAAGCATATATTGATCCATTTTTTCGGAATGAATATGAAAAAGCATTCTGAAACGGCGTAGAAACACAAATTTTATTAAAAAAACTTTTAGATTTTAAGTTACAATAACAAAATGCAACAAAGTTTATTATCAGATTGAAAAAAGCAATTCTTTTATGAAAGCTGGTTGAATAACAAAACCGCAAGAGACCAGAAAGAAAAAGAAGTAAAAGCAAGATGATATAAAGAAATCCACAAATGACAATATAATTGTCAGGGGGGGGACAATTTATTTCTTAACTTGGAGATAGCATGCCAAAAAAAGTATACCGCAAGGATTTAACCATAAAAAGCAATGATCCGCAATGGAAAAAATTTGTTGATTATTACAACCAACGGCGGGAAGAAAAATTCAAAGAAAAATGATATTTCAAATACACAATGAGATTTGATGATGTGCATATAATATCAAAGAAAATGTGATTCGTAAAACGGTTGTGTGATAATAATAAAATCACACGAACAGAAGTTTACACATTAGATAAAACACACCCAACATATTGATATACAACATCACCATATACAACGTGCAAAAGCATAAAATTGGAAAATACAATTACAATGATCTTATCAATTCAAGAAAACCCAATAACTTTTATTTTGTGAATTTTGGAATAAAAAAGTAAATAAGATTTTGCATTCTACGAGACAATAATTATATTTTGTGTATGCATAAGTAATTATTGTTTTGTAGAACCTTTGATTTAATTCAAAGGTGTTTTCATTTATGCCAAAGAAAGCCAAAAAACCAAAGATTGATAAAAAAAAGCTGAATGATGAAAATGTAGAAATTGCAAAATTAATTGCAAAAGCAAGAGATCATTATACATGCCAGCATTGTTGAAAAACAATCAAAGAAACAGCAATACATGCAAGCCACATAATTAATGAAGCAAGAGATCACAGACTTGCAAGTGATCCATACAACATAAAAGCATTATGTTATAATTGCCACATAAATCGGCGACATAAAAACCCAATAGAAGCAAGTCAATGGTTTAACGAAAAGCGACCGTGAAGATATGAAGAATTGCAAGCCAAACATATCGAATACATGTGAAAGTGAAGCATTGATGTAATCCGAATGATTGAAAGAAATCAAGAGTTAAGGAAAACATGTGCAGAATTGAAAATCGATATTTCAAAGTTCAAGTATGGTGCAAAAATTTATAATGATAAAGAGTGATAAAATGCCAAAGCAAAAGCGAGATTATGAGAAAATAAAAATGGAATTCATGCTTTCTGATTTTGACGAAGTGAAATCATATATTACTCATAAATGAATCACATATAATGCAGAACGAACGAGACGCACAAAATGACGGTGAAAAGAAAAACAAGAACGGAAGAAAAAAATATACATGGAAGCATTAAAGAAGAAATGAAAAGAAGCAGTTGATGATGTTTCAAAAAAATTGGAACGTTACGAAATGCTTTGAGATGAAATATTACAACGAATGGAAGAACAATTTAATCCAGTTGGTGAAGATTGAAAGCCAAGAAAGATAAACAGCAACGATATAATGAATATATGGAAAATCAAAAGAACGGAAATGTGATTACCAACCAACATTTCAAAAACCGAAAACACAAACAAGGACGAAAGATCAGAATTAACAGATGATGAAAAAGAAGCATTAAAAGAAATATTGAAAAAGTCAAGCAAATAAAGAAAAAGCGGTGTTTATGAAAATCACACCGTAAGGGAAATGGAAAATACACCATATTGACAATTTACAAAATATAAAATAAATGAAATACGAAGAAGCATTAAACATATTTAATAAAAGCCCATTATTAAGAAAAACGTATTTTTCAGACCATTTCTTCGACTTTTGCAAATTCTATTACAAGGAATATTACAGCTTTGACACGCCAGAATGTTTACAAAGATATTATGAAGCATTGGAATCATGAAAAAATGTTTATTTCAAGTGATTCCGTTGAAGTGCAAAAACAACCATTGCCCAAATGTATGTTTCATATTGCATTGCGTATAAAACACGCCGTAATATCATGTGGTATTCACAAACGATTGATAATGCAGAAGAAAATTTAACATACATTGCCAACAGCTTTATAAATGATACAGATCAGTGAGAAAGATTTTGCAGAGATTATGGAAATTTGTATTACCCAGAATCAGTTATTAAACAGTGACAAAAGAAAATAAAAAGAATCGACAAATTCGTTACAGAAAATGATTGTTATGTGCGTGCAATGAGTTTGTGAACATCACCAAGATGAAAAAATTATACAGCACCAGATTGAAAATTCAGACCAGATTTATTGATATTTGATGATGTTGATACAATTGCAAGTTGCCAAAGCAGAAAGAAAATTGACAAAAATTTTGAGTTCATGTTGAATGAAGTGTTGTGATGAACGACATGATCCACACAGATAATATTTTTATGAAATACGATATATGAAGATTGAATCGTTCCGAGATTTGAAGAACACATCAAAAATGATTCAAGCCGAGTTATTATAAATTTGCCAATATACGATGAACATAAAAATATTGTTTGGAATAGATTTGTTGAAACAGATGAAGAAGCACAAAAATTGAATGAATGAATCCGTGAAGTTGCAAAAAGATATGTTTCACTTGAAACCGAACGCAAGAGACTTTGAAGCATATCATTTAATCAGAATTACTTGTTAATTCCATATGCAAATTGACAGCACATAATCACAAGTGATATGATTCAAATTGACCATGAATGCAGAAGTTATAAATACGATTCAGTTGTAATTGGTGTTGATCCAGCAGTAAGTGAAAAAGAATGAACGGATCGTTTCGCAGTATGTGCAACATGAAGAATAAAAGATAAATATTACATACTTGAAAGCGTTTGATTGGAGTGAGTGGAAAAGAACATAAAACGTGCAAGTGAAACAGTGAAAAATTTATACATCAAACGAAAAGCCAAACGTGTAATTGTTGAAACGGTTGCATATCAAGCAGTGTTGAAAACAGTATTTGCCAATATGTGACTTGCGGTTCAAGAGCAGAAAACAATCAAAGATAAAACAACAAGATTATTGGAAAAGCAAGTATTATTTGAAGAAAAACGTGTGTATTTCGCACCATGAAATGATGATTTGATTTACGAATTAAAATCATTTCCAAACGCAGAACATGATGATCTTGTTGATTCGATGTTGTTTACAATGCAAGAAACAAGGAATAAGTTTTTTATTTCTTCATTCTAAAAGAAAAAATGCAAAAAGCGAAAGATAAAAATAAACAAGAAAAACCACGAAATTCATTTCGCAGTGAATGATTGGAATTGCTTTGAGCGGAAAGACTTGTATTAGAATTTTTACACCATGATACAACACACCATGAAACATGCAGACCAACAACAAAAATTACGCTTTATGAATTCCGAAAATACCTTGAAGAAAAAAAAGACAAACTCGACGAATACTTCGAAGAATAAGAATTATTGCCGTGAATGTTGAAAACAAATACCAGCGAAATTCAAATGATCGCAAGCTTTATATTGTGATGAATGCAGAGATGAAATAAACGAAGTATATTGATTTATTTAAAATGTTTTTAATTTATTAATTATATTATCATGTCAAAAGAATTTAATGACAAACCACAGTTCACAAAAATGGAAGATTTATGTGAAAACGGGTTCAAGGTTGAAAGAGACCAGCATTTGGAATCAAATATTGATCCAATGAAAAAATTCCAAGAACTTGCAAACATTATGAATGGAATTATCAATGCAATTACGCAAGCAAAAAACATGCAATTATGAGTATTGCAAAACATCGCAGTTTATAATGCGTGGGTTGATATTATGAACGACGCAAAAAAAGAATTGTGATTAACTTATAAGGAATTGAAAAAGGTAAACGAAAAAGATTTTGAAAATATTGTTGATTGCGATATTGAGAAATTACCAAAAATTGATATTCATAAAGAAGTTGAAAAAGAATCAGAATAATTTATTATTTTTTCACTTCGTATACATGAACGAACGGTTGCAATACGTAACCGTTTCTTTATTATAAAAGCAATTTATATTTTAACACATTTGCCAATGACAGAAAAACAAGAACAGCCAAAGAAATCAATTTTAAAGAAATGGTGGTTTCGGGTATTGATATTTTTCTTTTGTGTATTTCTTGCAAGCAACATGGATTGAACACCAGCAACAAATACACCACAGCAACAACAAGAAATTAAAAAAGATGTTGTTCAAGAAAGAATGGATCATATCACAGAATTAATGAAAGCAGAAGTTCCAGAATTTGAGAAAGTAGAGAAAATCGAAGATAACGTTATTTGAATATTCTTTACAAGCACACCAGATTTGTGAATTGAAGATACTATTGATTCAACAACAAGATGACAAGCAAGAAACTTATCGCTTGATGTAAACGGTGTTGCGAGTGTGAAAACATTTGTTTGATGAAATGCGGTGATGTATTGCACAGCAACGAAATGACAAGTGAATGATTGTATGGATTATAGGTAATTCCAAATAAATCAAAAAACGAAAACGGCGAAAATGCCGTTTTTTTCTATATATTTAAAGCTTTGATATTTGACATTCGTGATTATAATGTGCGTGTTTAAATGAATATAAACATGCATGCAATTATTCTGAATTAATATTTCAAGGGTAAAGAAAAAATCATATCAACAATCAAACTGAATAAACCTTTCACAATTATTCAGTAATGATGTTGTTTTTTCAAAACAAACATATTATGATTTATACCAAAAAAACGGTGATATTCGCCAATGTGTAAGAAAAATCGCATGATCCACAGCAAGGAATGGAATATATTTGCAAGATAATGACCGCCAAACGGTTGAAGATAATGTTGTTACAGATCAAGTTTTTGATTTATTCAAAGTTCCAACATTCGCAAAATTTAAAATCAAATTTTTCATGAATTATTTATGTTCATGAGAATTATATGCAAAGCCAATTAAAAACGCATTCGGTGAAACAATCAGATTTGATATTATTGATTCAAGAGCAGTTTCAAAAATTATAAGTAATTGAGTGATTGTTTGATACAGTGTTATTGAAAATTGAACACACACCAGAAAATACAATGCAGATGAAATATGATATTTCAAGTTTGAAGATGACGTAAACAATACTTTAAACTGAATGTGAATATTAACCAGTATATTATATGACGCAGTTCTTGATTTGGAAGCTTTAAAAACAAATTACAGCTTTTACAAGAACAGTGCAAGACCAGATATGATGTTGCTATTGGACGGTAATTTAACCGAAGAAGAACAGCAAAACGCCGTTGATATGTTTAATGCACAATTCAAGTGAAGTGAGAACGCACATAAAACAATTGTTGCATGATGAATTGCAGATGTAAAGCAATTATCATTAACAGCAAAAGATATGGAAACCATATCACAAAGAAAAATGACCACAGATAAAATATGCAGTGCGTTTGGAGTTCCAAAAGCAATGTTATGATATGTTGAAGATGTGAATTATAATAATGGACAAAATCAAAAGGAAGAATTCCTTGAATGAACAATAAAACCAATGGAAGCGGACTTTGACGCAATATTAAATAAATTGTTGCAGATGTTCAGACCAGATTTATTCGAAAAATATTGGATTAAATCAGATTCAGAACAATTAAAGGAAACGCAAGAATGGTTGAATGGACAAAGAGCAGATGTTCAAAATGGAATTATAACAATAAATGAAGCAAGAATAGATCGTTGACTTGAACCAGTAGAAGATGAAAACGCAAACAAATTGATATTAAACAGAAGCCAAGTGCTTCTTGAAGATTTAGCGTTGGACGCAACTTTACCATGAGATGAATATTAAAACATGTTATCACAAGATTACAGAAACTTATTACGTAAAGAAGCAAAAATATATTCGATTATTCAAAAATCTTTTAAGAAGCAAAGAAAATACCTTGAAGAACATGTAAAAGATTTATACGAAAACCACATATACATAATAAATATTGAATACAACTTATTACAAAATGAACACGTGCATTTATACCCAGAAGAAAAGAAAGATTGGACAAATGAAATACGGTGAGATGATCCAATGGAATGATTCCGAAGATCAATGTGAATATGAGCATTAATTGAAGAAATGCAATTACCATTGGAAAAGGTGTTTGAACGTTGATACAAAACACAATACAGAAAATTCAGTAAATTATTAAGGGAAGAAAAAATTGATTATTACCCAAACAAGCCAAGTGAATATGCAAACCAACGATGAGAATTAAACCTTTCAAATTATAAGTGAAGCATATCACATACAACAAAACGAGATGTAATAAATACTTTAAAACAATGAATTGATAATCATGAAAGCCGAGACGTAATACAATTAAAGATAAACGCAATTGATGATAAATTGTTTGGATTACCAAGAGCAAGAGCAATTGCAGTAACCGAAACAACAAAGGCGTTTGAATATGGAAATTTACAGCCAATGCTTGCTTTACAAGAAGCGTGAATCCAAATGGAAAAGAAGCGGTTGACGGTTGGTGATGATCGTGTAAGACTTGAACACCAACAAGCCGAAGATGAATGACGGTGTGATTTAGATTATATTTACCCAAGTGTTTGAGTTGATATGCCACCGTGATGAGTGAATTGTCGTTGCACAATGCAATACAGAAGAAAAAGGTAATTATTTATTTAATAATTTATATCAGATGAAATTTAAACTTATCAAGGACAAAGAGTTCTTTCAAATCGTATGTGATCAGAAATCCGTTAAAGAAATAATTGACGGTGAAAACAAATCATACGAAATCGAATGATATGCGTCAACCAAAGATAAAGACCGCATGAATGATGTTGTTGAACCAACAGCATTTGAAGAAACTTTAAAGCAATACATGACAAATCCAATTGTATTGTTACAGCATGACATGGACAAACCAATTGGAAATGTAATTGAAGCAAGTATTGACGATAAAGGATTATTCATAAAAGCCAAAATTACAGAAGATACAGATTGAGTATTTTCAAAATTAAAGAACGGTGTATTAAGAACATTCAGTATTTGATACAGCGTAAAAGATTATGAAACAATCGAAAACGTGGACGCTGAATGAAAATACAGTTACACAAACATTATTAAAGCTTTGGAGTTATTTGAAATTTCTCTTGTTTCAGTTCCAGCCAATCCATTTGCATTGGTAAAATCTTTTGATTCATGCTTTAAATCAGAAGAAGAAGTTGAAACAAAAGAAGATGAAGAACCAAAAGCAGAAGAAGTTAAAGAAGAAGTTGTTGAAGCAGATAATGAAGAATTATCAGAAGAAGAAAAAGAACCATTAAATGGTAATGTTGAATTCCATAAAGAAAATGAAGAATGAGAAAACAAAGCAGTTGAAGAAGAAAACAACGAAGAAGAAATCGCCGATGATGACGATACTTCAAATAATGAAGAAGAAGTTGTTGAAGATGAAGAAGAAATCCCAGCAACAGAAGAAGAAATTGAAGAAACAGTAAAAAGCATTGAAGAAGATATTGAAAATAAAGAAGAAAGTGAAGAAAAACCAGCAGATGAAAATTCTGAAATACCAGCAGAAAGCGATTGCGAAGATTCTGAAAATGATGTTGAAACTACATCAGACGAAGAAGCCGTTGATGAAACAAGCAACGAAGAAATCGTTGAAAACAGCAAATCAATTAAAGCTGAAATCAAATGAATTGAAAAAGCTGAATTTCAATCATTTGTAAAATCATTCAATGAAAAATTGAGTGAAAAAGACGCAGAAATCAAATGATTAAAACAGCAATTATCAAATCATCAAGAATTGGTGAAATGAATAATTGAAGTTATGATTCAATTAGATCATGCGGTAAAAAATACAGCGATTCAATCATGAAGTTCTTATCAAGCACCCGCAACAAAGAACACATGATATTGAAAAGTTGCAGAGCTTTTAAAGAAAATGCAACATAATTAATCTTTTAAATCATTAATTTATTTAATCATGGACCTAAAAGAATTAGCATTACAAGCAAAAAAACTTGCTTGAATAGAAGTTAAAGAAGAAGTTGTTGAAGAAACAAAAGCCAATGAAGTAATGAATACTGGTGCTTCTGGATTCGGAACTGAACTTGTTCCAACAAACGTTGTTCTTGATCCAGCATTGGACATGCTTCCAAAATATTCTTCTTTGTTAAATTTACTTCCATGAAATCATGGAAATAATATGCCAATAAGTGCAAAAGTTCCAGTTATTGGTGAAGCAGATTTATTCGCTGGAAACAGTGAATGGACAACTGGTGCAGTAACTTTCACACCAGCAGATAATTGACCAGATACTGGTGCAGTTACTATTTCACAGTGACAATTCATTCTCTATGTTGATATTTCAAAAAGAGAATTAAATTATTCAGTTGGTGATCTTGAAGCTTTGGTTAGAGATAGAATTAATAAAGCAGCCGCAAGAACAATTGACGCTTCTTTCATAAATTCAGATAACACAGCTTCTGGTTCTGGAAACATCAACGGAACATATTCAGGAAGCCCATATTTTACACAGCAAGCAACATGAGTTAGAAAGGTTGGAATTGCAAATACAGCAATTTCAGTTGGAACATTAACAAGTGCTTCAATTCTTGGTGTAAAATGAGTTATCGACGCATGATATCAAGCAGATTTGAATGATCTATTGATAATCGCACCTTCAAATGTTTACGATAAAATGCTTGCATTATCAGAAGTTATCACAATGGACAAATTCTGACCAAATGCAACTGTTGTAAAGGGTGTATTAGCAAAAGCATTCGGAATCGATGTTTTGGTTGCAAGAGATTTCCCAGCATTAACAAATACTTCTGGACTTGTTGACGCAACAGCCGCAAACAACACAAAAGGTTCTTTCGCAGTTGTTTACAAACCAGCAATTCAATATGGTTTCGGACAACCACTTGAAATTGAACTTGATCGTGTTGCTGGACATGGAATCAGATTAACAGCAACTTTCGAATTCGGTTTCGGAATTGCAAACAGCACAGCATGACTTGGAAAAACAATCGGATTAGGAGTAAATGTAACTCTTTAATTTGATTAAAAAATATCTTGCACGGTTCTTTATTGAGCCGTGCGAGAATTTATAACATATAATATTATAACCATGACAAAGTTATTAAAAAATATTTCAAAGGAAACACAGCTTGTTGATTGAGAAGAAATTAAAGCATGAGCAACTTTTGAAACAAGGTGGCATGATTCTATTTTAAGGAATTACCCACACCTTTTCGAAGAAGTAAAAGAAGAAGAAAAGAAAGAAGAAAAAGTTGTTGAAGAAAAACCAGCTAAAAAATCAACAAAGAAATAATTTATAAAATACCATAAAACCAATGTATTCAAGTTTATCACAATTCAAAGCTTATTTATGAATCGATAGTGCAGATACAACAAAGGATTCACAATTAACACTTGCATTAAACAGTGCATGTGAATTATTGAATCATCTTTGTGGTGTTGATAGCTTCGATCAATGAGAATATGAAGAACAGATTGATTTGAGAAAAGTGTATACAAATTCTTTTTGATACAACATATTTTTGAAAAATAAACCAGTTCAAAGTATTTTAAAAATCAATGGATCAGATTATTCATGAGTGAGATGAACGGATTACATGGTTGCAAATCAAAGAAGAATTATTTTTAAATCGCTTGATACAAATTCAGATTTCGGATTTATCACAATTAAATACAGTGCATGATATGATCGTGCAAGAGTAGATTGACAAACAACGGTTGATGATTTACCAGACGATTTGAAATTAATGGAAATGATCCTTGCATGTTGAAAGTTATCAGATGAAATTAAATCTGAATTAAATATTTGAGTTTCATCATATAAATTATGAGATGAACAAATTGTTTACGGTTGAAAAACAACGGGGCAATCAATTGATGATATATATTTCAGTTTTAAAATCATGCTTGATAAATTCAAAAATTTTACATTAGCAATATAAACATTCATGATATTATATAATAAAACAGCAACAAGGTATTGATACACAAAAAACCAGTATTGAGTTTCATCATATGAGTCTGAATGAACAAGATTTGCTTGTAATGTGCAACCGCTGGATCAATCAGACGGATTTGATGAAGCAACGGTATATAAAATGAAAAAATTGTATTGCGAATATTCATGAAATGTTGTTTGAGATAAAATTGTTGTTGATTGAACAGCATATATTGTGAAATCAATACAAAGCTGGGACGGAATCAAAAGAAAATTTTACAAAATTATAATGTTAGAAAGTGAATGAAATTAAACTTGCAATGAGACATACAAGAATTGATGTGATTGAACGATAAAGTAAATGCAGTTGTTCAAATTATATTGGTCGATGTATGAAATGAGATTACAAATAATGCAAAGGAAAACGCACCTTATTTAACATGATCATTAAGAAAAAGTTTGAACCAAGATTTCAGTGCAATTAGTAAATGATTTGCGGTCGTTGGTTCACCTTTGGATTATGCAAGTTTAAGAGAATATTCAAACAGAAAGAATCCACAAACAACATTCTATTTGAAAAGAGCTTTCACAGAACATATGGACACAATACACAATATAATTTTGGAAGATTTACAAAGTAACATGAAAAAATAATGACAGATACAACAACATATTCATTCAAAGCAATATGAGACGCATTATATAATAAAATGCTTGAAATCGCAACGTGAGAAACGGCAAGAATTTGAGCAGTTTATAATCATGACATAAAGATTGAAGATTGAATAAATTTACCAGCAATTATCATTACCCCAGATAATGGAAATATCAGATATCTTGATTCTTGCAGTTATCAAACAGAATTGAATTACAAAATCAGATTAATTGATAGAATTCAGAAAAATTATAGTGCAGTTGAAGATAATTTAAGAATTGTCGCAGATATGGTAATTCAGAAATTAAAAGAAATTGAATCTATTGTTTGGAATAATGATGATTGATACACTGTAAAATGTGAATACGATTATAATTGGTGATTTGCAAATACGCAAGAACCATTCAGAGTATTTGAAGTCAATTGTTCATTTACCGCAATGACAAAATAATTTATATCTTTATACAAAACAATCATGGCATGCAAATGATGTAAAGACAAAAAACCAGAAATCGAACAACACGTAAGTATTGTAAACGATAATGGTGTAAGGAAATATTCGTTTCCAAAATGGTGATTAATTATTGAATGAAAAACAATGCTTGAAGCATTAGAAAAAGCAAGGGAAATTATGAAGAAAAAATCTGAATGATCAGATGAAGAATAAAAAATTTTTAGCATTTAATCAATTAAAAAAATGGTATACATCGGAAGATTATCAGCAATTTGACTTGGTAAAGAAACAACAAGGTGAACAGCAGTTCAACCAACTGTTCGAATTGCAAAAGAAAGTGGTGTTTTAAACCCAACAACAGAATCTGTAAATGATGAATCATGATACGGAGTAATTGACGGAATTTATAATTCTTTTACAACAAAGAATTCATCAAATTTAACAATTCAAGGAGTTGCAAAAGATTATTCAATGTGATTCTTTTTGCTTGGTGCTTTGTGAAAATACACAAAGGTTTATTGCGTAACTTGAACACCAAGTGGCGGAACACCAAAAAGATGAGATGTTTTAACATGAAATGGTGCAACATTAAAGAAAATAATAACAATCGGAACAACAACTTATTATTTCTTTGATAAATCAACTTCATGATCTATTACAAACGGAACATGGTCAATGACAGCAACAGCCGTTTCAATTAATGCACATTTCTTTGAAGTATTACAAAATAATACGCACCCAACATTTACACTTTACGATGATGATCCAGTAGCTGGAAGTTATGCACCATATTGTATGATAAACAACTTTGAATTATCATGTGAAGTTGCAGATTATGTAAAATTCAGTGCAGAATTTATGTGAAAGCAAATGCAAGCTATAAATGGAACAGTTACACCAGCATATGCAACTGAAAACGAATTTACAGCGAGCATGGCATGAGTAAAATTTGCAAGTGATGAAAGCGGTTTGAATAGTGCAAGCGAACAATGTATGCAAAATTTCAGAATCGCAATAAATAAGAATTTAACAGATGTTCAATGTTTCGGTGATACAGATATTGCAGATATTTATAATCAACAATTCGGTATTGAATGAGATTTTGAAGCAGTATATGAATCAACAACATTACGTGATTATGTATTAAATTCACAGAAAAAAGCCGTTAGGTTCTACGCAATAAATACAAATGCAACAGCTTTGGCAACATGAATTTACCCAGCAATTTATGTTGATTTAATGAAAGTTTGATTCAGTGAATGGACAAAAACAGATTCAAACGATGAAATCATTAAACAAACAATGTGATTTACTGGACAATACAGTAATGATGACGGAACTTCAATTGAAGTATTGCTATTAAACAGCGATTCAAATTGATATTAATATATCACGTGCTTGCAGTTTTTCCTTGTTTATCTGTAAGCACGTATTTAAAACAAGGATTCTTTAATTCTTAAACAAGGAAATCATGAAAGTAACAATTAACGGTGCAGAAAAAGAAATCACCATTTCAAACGTTTATACAAGAAAAATTGATCGTGAATACAATGATATTCTTCTCGATTGATTGAAAGCAACACCCCAGCAATTACAAGCTGGTGAAATTGAAATCGCAATTTCAAACGGACAAAAGGCAAACGATTATTTAATCGTTGCAATGACAAATTTAACGGCAGAAGAAGTTGATTGATTGACGGTTGAAGATTACGAAAAAGTTCTTGAAGCAGTAGAAAAGGCAAAAATACCCAGTAAAAAATAATGCTATTCTTGAACAATTCGCAAAAACATTACGTTCATGAAGTTGATTAACAAAAGAACACCGTGATTACATATTGATTAAAGAATTATATCATTGCAAGCCGTCGGATTTAGACAATGAAAGTGAACATGTTCTTAATCTACACTTTGCAATGATCCAAGAAGAAAGAAAACGGGAACATATTCAAAGTGAAAGAGAAAAGCAAAAATCCAAAGTTTCATCACATAAAAAATAATCCACATGGCAAGCACAGAATATAATTTAAAACTTAACATATCGGCAAATAATCAAGCAAGCAAAGAGCTTGATAATGTTTCAAAATGAGTTTCGAAAATCGAAGAACAAGCAAGCAAATTGCAGAATTGATTTTCATGGTGAAAAAACACCGAAAAAACATTGAAACAAATCGGAGTAACAGCAACGGCAGTGGCTTGAAGTATGGCTTTGTTATGAAAAAGTTTTATTGACGCTTCAATAGAAAACGAACCATTACAAAGATCATTTGAAAGATTATCACAAAGTGCATGAATTGCAAGTGATGAAATGTTAAAAGCAATGAGAAAAGCTTCAAAGTGAACAGTTGCAGATACACAATTAATGGCACAAGCAAACAAAGCATATTCATTATGAGTTGTTTCAAACGTTGAAGATATGTCAACGATTATGGAAATTGCACGTGTAAAAGGGCAAGCAATGTGAAGAACAATGGAAGAAGCTTTGGACGATATCGTAACATGATTATGAAGATGATCAGTTCAGATTTTGGACAATTTGTGAATCGTTATTAAACAAAGCGAAGCACAAGAAATGTATGCACAAATGCTTTGAAAAACTGTGGATCAATTAACAGAAGCAGAAAAAAAGCAAGCATTAACAAATGCAGTTGTTGCACAATGAAAAAAAGAGCTTGAAGAAGCTGGTGAAGTTCAAGAAACAATGCAAGAAAAATTGGCAAGAGTAAATGCACAACGGCAAAATATGAAAAACACAATTTGAAATGCATTAATTCCAGTTGTTGATAAATTATTAAAGGCAGTTACACCAATTATTGAAAAGGTTGTCAATTGGATTGAAAAGAATCCAAAATTAACAGCAACAATAATGACCGTTGTTACAGCGGTTGCATGATTAATTGCGGTTGTTTCATGATTGGCTTTGGCTTTACCATGATTAATGACGGCGTTTACAATGTTGAGTTGACCAATTGGGCGAATAATTGCATGAGTAACAGCATTATGAGTTGCATGGGCAACAAATTTTTGATGAATAAGAGAAAAAACGCAAGAAGTGGTTGATAAAATTTCGGAAATTGTAAAACCACGAATTGAAAAATTCCAAGCGTGGCGAAAAGAAAACGGCGAAACTGTAATTGAAATATTAAAAGTTTTACGGGACGCAGTTTGAAATATATTTAAAGCTTGACTTGATGTTATTGGTTGAATTCTTGAATGAGCATTCAAAACAATTGATATCATGATGAAAATATTTTCATGAGATCGAGAATGAGCATGGAATGGAATTGTTGATTTAACAAAAAGCACACGGGAAACAATCCAAAAAGTAACGGAAGATTTATTTTGACCATTGCTTGATTGGATCGCAGAAAAATTAACAAGTGCGTGGACATGGATTACTGAAAAGGTAACAGCAATTAAAGATTCCGTTGTTTGAATATTTACAGCATTATGGGAAGCTTTAAAATTGTGATTTGAATTCTGGATTGCTTTATTCACATGAGATTGGGAAAAAGTGGCAGAAATTTGAAACACAATGGCACAGAATATTGATACAGCATTAACAAATGCATTCGGAACAATGCGGGAAAATATCAAAGGAAAATTCAGAGAATGAATTGATACGGTTCTTGGTTGGGTTGAAAGTTTTGTTGGTGCAATTGAATGAGTTGTTGAAAGAATCAAAAACGCATGGAATAACGTAAAAAGTGCGGCACAAAGTGTAGTTTCAAGTGCAAAATCAAAATATGATAGTGCGGTTGCTTCTTTGAAAAGTTTGGTTTCATGAAAAAAAGCTGGTTGATGACCAGTTGTAATGTGAAACACATATTTGGTTTGAGAAAAGTGACCAGAATTATTCGTTCCAAATACTTCATGAAAAATAATACCAAATAATGAAATTACAAACAACAATTGAATTACAATTAATATTTCATGAGTAAGTGTAAGAAATGACAATGATATTCAAGAATTAGCAAAAGAAATGATCAGACAAGTTAAACTCGAAAAGAATTTCTGAATTGCATAAAATTTATATCAAAGAATAAAATACAATGGACAATATATTACTTAACAGCGGTTTATTATGAAGTTCACCATACAAGAAATCATGAAAAGGTGCAGATAGTGGAATGTTTATCTTTAATTGATACAACTTGCATAATTGAACAACAAGGCGTGTAATTAATTCAGATCATGATGATTTATGAAGCATTGCTTTTGAAACATACGATTACCCAAGAGCAGATTGATGAAACGCTTTGAGTAAATATTACAGAACAAAAACAATTACAATTACAATGAGTTTGTCAGCACCAACATGAGATTGATTAAACGATTTGATTGATGAATTAAAATTCCAAACAAGCAAAACACAATGATATCTTGATATAATAATTAATTGACTTGTAAGAAGACGGGAAGCAACTTTAACATGATTGAGTTTCGGAAGACAAAATTATAATATAAATTTTTTGCAAGATGTAACATTAACGTTTAATTGCGTGAATCCATTGGCTTTCAATTTAACAAGTATTACTAATACATACCCATGAATCAGTGGTAATTATGCAACAGAAATTAATTACACGTGAAAAGTGAATTGTTACCCAACAATTTATTTAATCGTAAAAGCTGAAAGCGATTTAAATTCATTCAGTATTGATATGAATTGATATGTTTTCACCGTTTCACAATCTTTATTACCATGAGATTTTATAATAATTGATTGAGAAACAAAACTTGTAAAATTGAACGGTAGCGTGATTCCATATAATTGACCATTCCCAGTAATTGAACCATGATTAAATCACATTGAAATAAATCTGAATTCATGAGCTTTGGCAAATTATGATATGACATTTATTTATAAAAAGTTCTTCTTGTAATGAATAGATATGATATAAAAATTTACAGCAAAACATGAGTATATCAACAAACAATTAATCCAAACGTTGTTATGAATGATATTTCTTTTTCAGAAAATACAAATTGATGACAATGACAATTGCAGTTAAACCTTGCATTGGCTTTTGGTGATACAACATTTCATTGATGAGAATTAATCAAAGTGATCTTGTATAATGAAAGATACAAGCAAGGAAAACAAATTTATTTTTGATATGTAACGCAAATTTCAAGAAGATACGATGTGAATAAATGATATATTACGATTACATGTTTATGAATTGCAAGTTTATTAAATGCAGTTTTATTTACATGAAGTTATAATTGAACGGTTGAATCAGTATTGAATGCAATAATTAGCGAATTCAACGATAATTATTCATGAAATTTAATTACAGTGTGACAAATTGATTCATATTCAGAAAATATAAGTGTTTCGTTTGATAATAATACAACATGTGCAAAAGCAATAAATACAGTAAATGATATTGCGAATTATTACTGGTTTATTGATTCTGAATGAAAGTTTAATTTCAGAGAAAAATTTACACAAACAAACCATATTGTTGCAAATCAACAAGTGGTTGAAAGTATGGATTTAAATTACGATATTGAACAAATTACAAATAGAATATACGTTGAAAGAAAAGATTGAACCATAAAGGTTTATGAAAATACAGATTCACAAAACACATATTGAATCAAAGAAAGATATGATAAACAGCAAAACATAGTGGATCAAACAACGCAAGATGAATATTGAAATAATTATTTGGATCAATACGCAACACCAAAAAACGCAAGCACAATCGTAATAAATGCAGAATACGATATTGAATCAATAATTCCATGAGATACGATTACGGTGGTAAATACTGAATACAGTATAAAAAATTTGTTGATTGAAAAAATCAAATACACACCAACAAAAATTACATTAACACTTGAAGAAAGCGAAACATTGCGAAGTGTTATCAGTGATTAAGTTGTTTTTTACTTTATATACATACAAAACAATGACGTTTGTAAAATTCCAAAACAGTAATAATGCAAACAGCACCATGATTGCGGACATATCAGCAAGTGCAACAGCATTATTAATAAAAGATTGAGATCAATCTTTATTTCCAACCACATTTCCATTTCTTTTAACACTTGAACATCTTGATTCAGATTGAAATGTAACTTTACGTGAAATCGTAAAAGCAACAGCAAGCAATCAGAATTCATATACAATTGTTAGATGAGCTTGAACATGCGTTCAAGATGATACGGCTTCAAATAGAAGTCAAGATAATACAGCACACGCATTTTATGCTGGTGACAGAGTTTCACTTTATCGAACAGCAGAACAAGTAAAAGATATTCAAGATAAACTTGAAACAAGTGCAAATGATACAGCAATTGCAAGCGAATATGACAGCACAGCAACATACGATGTTGATGATGTTGTTATGTATAAATGAGATCGTTATGTATGCAATACAGCCGTTTCGGTTGCAGAAGCTTTTGATTCAACAAAATGGACAAAAGTTTCAGTTCAATATGATCTTGATACAATGCAAACAGAAATTGACGATTTGGCAAGTCAAAGTGGTGCAAGTGATCATTTGGAAGATGAATGATTGGTTGGTTCTTATTATGAATTAACAGATACAATGTTTCGTCAATTAACAACAACATATGATAATGCAAGCGTTGACGCAAACGTTGGAGATGTAAACGCAAATACAGAATTACATATTCAAAGGCAAGGTTCTTGAACAGCAAGCAACCAATTAAAATTAAAAGTAAAAATGTGATGATCACCAACAACAAGTTTAATTATTGAAGTAAGAAAATGAGTTTCAGTAATTAATACAAATAAAAAAACTTCATATTGGTATGGTGATTCAAATAATGTAATTGCAAGTGCAACATTACCATATACAACTTTTTCTTCAAGTTACCAAGAAATAACAGTTGCTTTGGACAATTCTTTTGGTTGAACTGAATGAGAATTGCTTGATATTGTGATTTATCAAGCAAATCACATCGTAAATGCAAGTAACTATTATGTTATTGCTTGCGATTCAACACAGCAATCAGACGCATTCCAATATTTGAAAATTGCAAATGATCTTGAAACAGTAAAACAAAGTGGTGAAATTCCATATTGTGTTTCAGATTGATTCGCAAATATATTATTAACAAGAGTTACAACGGCTGGTGCGTATGCTTTACCAAGAAATTTAAAAACGCTTTGAGAAAAAGCAAAATTAACAACATTTTGAAGACATACGGATTGAGTTTGGCTTGATCATAAAGATGAATCAAACATCGAATATGTGCATGGTGGTTATAAAACATATACTGTTAAACGATCTGAAACTTCAACACCAACATCAGCATTCGTTGAATATGCAGATGACGCAGAATGATTAACACAATGAAGTTCAGATTTCGATACATTCTTTGGTTTCTCATGAGTAAGATTAACAGCTTCATGATTAGAATCATGAACAGTTGATTTAACAAGCATGAGTTCGCAAAGTGGTTTAACTTCATGAGATAACGTTATGGTAAAATTCCCAATACGTGGAATAAAAATGACAAAATCTTGAAGCACAGTTACACTTTCAATTACAAACAATCCAAATGCAGAAGATGAATGATTCCAATATTTCGCACATTCAAGATGAACATTATCAAATCCAATCAAGAAAAGTGCATTTTATCTTTGAGTTTATGAATGAAGTCTTTCAAGTTCAGTTTTAAAATCTCTTTCATGAGCAACCGTTGAAGCTTCACATACAATGCAAGAATTCATAAATTATGCACGTGCAAATGATAGCAATGATTGAACGGCTTGATATGATATCGTTTGATTCTACCAAAGAATGTATATCAATGCATTATACATGATGAAATATTGTTCTTTGAATACACAATGAGTAATTGGACAATGAATCGTTTCATGATCAAAGCAAGCTTCATGATGAAGTAATTCAATTGCATGAGTTACTGGTGGTGATACATCATGAACAACAAGTTACATGAAATTATTCTGACTTGAAAACTGGTGGTGAAATGTTTCTGAATGGCTTGGTTGATTATGCACGGATTGAAGCAAGAATCTTTATACAGCTTTGAGTGGTTTTGTTGGAGATATTAAAACAACTTCACCATACGAAAACACTTGAACAACAATTTCACATTCATGATCATATTATTGTTTATCAAGTATTGCATGAAATAATAAAGCAATGTTTGCACCGCTTGCAACAGTAAACAATTCAAATTACAACACATATTATAGCGATTATGCGCGTGTGGATGCTTTTTGTTTGGCTCATGCCGGTGGTAGTTATGGTGTTGGTGCTAATGCTGGTGCTTTCTATTTGACTGTGAATACTTCCGCTTCGAATTCGTATGCGAGTATCGGTTCTCGCTTAATGTTCCTTTAAACGAGCGATAGCGAAGTTCCCCTTTCCCGCCGTTTATCGGCGGTCAACCACTTCAACTCTGCCGAAGGCTTTTACATCATGCAAATAAAAAAATATGAAAATAACGATCAATATTGAAAAAGAAGAAAAACAACCAATTGAATATGAATTGGATTGTTACGGTCAATGGAGTAAAACGGAATATTCGGAAGATGAAGTAATAATAAATATTCATGAAAAAGAAGAAGATAAACCAAAAACAAAATATGAAAACAAAAAAGGAATGGGGTATTAAAGCCCCGTTCCTTTGGGTTATATGGTCGGAAGCGAGTATAAAATATAAACGTTTTCGCCTTTGTTGGCTATACAAAAAAGTGGACGAAACCATGTATAAGCTCAATGGGGTAAGTAACAAAAGCGATAATGCGAATGTGAATGCTTCTCGTTTGGCTCATACCAGTGGTAATTATAGTAATGGTGCTAATGCTGGTGCTTTCTATTTGAATGTGAATAATTCCACTTCGAATTCGAATACGAATATCGGTTCTCACTTAACGTTCTTTATAAATTCCCTATTTTAATTCAAAACCTATGATGTGCTTGATTTTTCCCAAAAGGTGAAATCAAGATGTGTTAAATGATAGCTATATAACCCCGCCTCTTGGCGAAACATAAAATTACTGGGGAGATCGTATTGGTAATTATATTCATATAAACCACTTGGTATTAACAATGTTTATCACTAAATATAATGAATGTTCGATTGTAAAGGAACATTATAGGTAAAAAACAAAAGCATAAATGAAAAGATACTGAAATATTTATGAAAAAATTTATGATCTTGATAATCTTAAAGAAGCACACAAACAAGCAAGAAAAGACAAACAATTATACAGAGAAGTGAAAATGGTAAATGCAAGCGAAGAATATTTCTTAAAGAAAATTCAAAAGCTTCTGAAAGAAAAGAAATATCATATTACAGCAAAAGATTATTCAGTTTCAATAATCCGAGACAAAACCAAATCAAGAGAATTACGAAAATTAAAATATTACCCGCACCGTATAATACAGCGGGCGATCATGCTTCAAATTGAAAAATACTTTATGCAAATTTTCACAGATTTTACATGTGCAAGTATTAAATGAAGATGAATGAGCCACGTTATGGAATTAATGGATAAATACATGAGAGATGAAAAAGGAACGGCGTATTGTTTGAAAATTGATATTTCCAAATTTTACCCGAACGTAAACCACAGAATTTTAAAGAAGTTATTAAGGAGAAAATTCAAAGATAAAGATTTATTGGAGCTTTTGGACATGATCATTGATTCTTTTCCATGAAAAAGGGGCTTGCCAATTTGAAGTTATTTATCCCAATTTCTCGCCAATTTTTATCTTTCATATTGCGACCATTGGTTGAAGGAAAAAGTAAAATGCAAGTATGTTGTAAGGTATATGGACGACATTGTTATATTATGAAAAAGCAAAACATGGTTGAGATATGTTTTTCGTAGGTTAAAAGGTTATTTGGACGGTTGCTTGAATTTAAAAATAAAAGCCAATTATCAAATATTTCCAACTGGAGAAAGGGGTGTCGATTATGTTGGTTACAGATATTTTTACGGGTATAAATTATTGAGAAAGAGAACCGCCGAGAAATTCAAAAAGAAAGCATTGAAATTAAAAGAAAAACAAGACGCATGAATTATGCGGAGTTATAGGGAATGGTGCAGTATGAACAGTTATATTTGACGAATGTGCCACTGTAATTCATACAGATTATACGAAAAATACATTGATCCAATAATACCGTCTTTGAATAGGTATTATTTTTATGAAATATGAAATGAAAACAAGAAAAAGACGAAAAAATATTACAAAAAATTAATAAAAAAGAAATGAATGGTGTAATACTTGCGAAAACAAGCTTTGATATTTTGACATCGTGATTATATTATATTTAAAGTTTGCTACAACTTATTTTAACCTTTTATGCATATGTAAATGAAATTATCAGCAACAACAGAAAGCACATCAATTGCGGAATTAATAAACGATGACGCAGTGCTTGAAGCAATAGAAGCAAAGAGACAAGCCAACCAGCCAATTGAAGTGGAAATTTCCGTTGGTTCGGGTGATTCAATATTTTTGGAAACAATAGACGATGAAGCTTCAACAACAGATTCTCTTGAAGTTACAAGTTCAATCAGATTTAAAACTTTTGATTTGTGACAAGTTTTCGTTATTGCTTCGGATTCAACAGACTTTTTTATTACACTTGTATAAAATAAAAATATGGAAATTTGAGCAAATACAACTCTTTATGTAAGTTTATGAACAATTATCGCCGTTGCGTTTTTTCTTTGGAAATTATCCGCAAGTATTACCAAATTTCAAAAAGAAACAGAAATGCAACTTAAACAGCATGAAGAAAGATTGGATAAATTGGACAGCTTGGATTTGGACAGCAGATTAACGGAAATACAAACAAATTTAAAGCGAATAATGAAGAAAATGGAAGAAAGGAAATAAAACGCCCGCATGGAATAAAAAACATTGCTAATTTTTATTTTGCTTCAATACTCACCTAATGAAACGAATTACAAAATTATCCGTCACCAAATTAACATTTTTAATAATTGTTTTGGAATTATGCTTTTTGGTTTCATATGCCGTTATTGTAAACGTGGAAAATGAAACATTGAAAACAATATTAAATATATTCAGTTTTGCCGTAACTTCGATGATTTCTTTTTACTTTGGACAAAAAGTTGGAGAAATGAAGGAAGTGGACAGTTTAATAAAGGAAGAAACGGAAGAAGAAAACAAGATTTAAACTTTACATATTAACATGTAAAGCATGAAAAAGTTTTGGATCATATTAATATTAATAATTGTTTTATGGCTTTTATTAACGTCAAAAGTGCGATAAAAACAAGGGTTTTTATCTCGCCAAAAAGAAAATATGAGCAAAAAAGAAATATTATATTCAAGACATCACCTTTTGCCAACAAGCCAGCATGGAGCAAATAACAGCACAAACGTTGAATTAATAAGGGATACCGCCCACAGAGCAATACATACATTATTTGAAAACAAAATGATTGCGGAACAATTAATAAGAACGGTTGAAATAAGCGAAAAAGCATTAAGGGAAGATGTAAAAGAACGGTTGCTTGAAACATTAACAAGCAAAAACATTTATGATCCATACGAACGATATAAAGACAAAGTTATTCAGTAAAATTTACTTTCTAATTATAAAAACATGGAAGAAATTATTTATGGTTGTTTGTGAATCGGTGAAGAAAACACTGATTATTTACTTTGTGACGGCGATATTGATTCATTGCCAAACCTTTATAAACAAAACGAAACAAGGTTTGAATACAACCAAGCAAATCAAAGCCGGAGTAAAGTTTCATGCACAATATTCAGTGCAATGGGTATGGTTTCAGATTTAATGGATTATGAATTTTCGCTTGATGAATTAAAAGAAGTTGACGAGCTTTCATATGGAAAATGAAGAATAAGGGGACAAGGTTGGTATGTTAAAAGTGCGGTTGATCTTGTTTGTAAATGGTGGAATGAAAAACACGGTGATTTATGAAAAATTGCATATTACAGAATAAGCAAATTTTCAGAAAGGTTGGACGAAATATTGGAAAAGGGATATACAATAAACGGTAACTTTTGCCCAACTGGGGAATATTCCGCAGATTACAGAAAAGACGCAATATTGGATTGATACGATTTCGGAACAAATAAAAACGGACACGCAATTGATATAATTTGGAACAATGGGAAAAGAAGCGTTAAAGATTCATACAAAGGAAGAAAAACGAGCGATTGAAAAAAAGATTGTAACAGATATGAATTAAAGCACAAAGTTTCAGAATTAACCAATTATTGAACATGGTTTTATTTGTTTACAAAGGTTGCGGAAGATAACCTTGAAAGAGTAAAGGAATTAAACGAATTCAAAACATTAATATTACAAACAATTGATAATAATAGCAAAATGCGACATTTAACGGAAGATACAACATATCAAAATAAATTACATACAATGAATGAAAGCAACCGTGCAAAACTGGAAGATATAAACATTCAATTAAAAAAGCTTTCATAAAAAAATAAGATTTTGCATTTTGTAAGAAAAAAGATATATTACATGTGCAAGTGTGTAAGACAGAACCGCAAGTTCTGTTTTCTTTTTTATTCAAAAAATCAGTTGCACATCGTAAAATGTGCGATTTTATCTTGATTTCACTATTGACAAAAATTAAAATATATTTATTGCATAAGTAAAACGTAGAGCCAATATTATTTATTTGCTTTTATTTTTAAAATGAAAAATTTAATATTCGACTTTTTACAATATGCAAAAGACATATATTATAGAACAAATGATGTTTTGAATCATTACAAATATGATCTATTAAATATGCACCAATATATATTATATAAAAAATGAGAATTCCAAATAAACGTTGAAAATATAACAATGCAAGATTGCGTTTCATGGATTGAAACATACAAGGAAAATAGAAAAGTTTCAAGAAATACGATAGCATGAAAAGCAAATTCATTGCGTCAATTCTTCAAATATTGTGCAACAATGGGTTATAAATTACAATTCAACGTGGAACAATTGCCAATAATAAAAAAAGAAAGGAAACCATACGATATGATGAATAAAGACGAATACGAAATATTTTTAAAAGCACCAACGCTTTATGAAGAAATCCCAATAATTGCACAAAGGAACGAATTATTAATTGAAATACCATATAAAACATGATTACGCCGTGCGGAAATATTACGTTGTAAATTCGAGCATTTTCATTCATGAAACAGACAATTCCAAATATTGTGAAAAGGTGGATATTATGATCGAGTGTTTTTTACTCCGGAATTATGAGAAAAAGTTTTACAATACGAAGCCAATTTAAAAGAATACACCAAAAAAAGACCGATAAAATCGGACTTTCTTTTTATTGGTTTGGACAATAAGAACCGATGAAGACAGCTTGCACCAAAATATATAAACCTTGTATTTAACAAATATTCGGAAAAATTAATTGAAGAATGAAAATTGAAAAGAAGATTACACCCGCACATGGAACGCCACGCATTCGCCACAAATTGCGTTTATGCATGATTGAGCCAACAAGCAACAACACGTTTAATGAGACACCGTGATCCAAAAACCACAGAATGATATTACCATATGAATGATACTTGGTTGAAATCACAATTTGATATGATAACACACACATAAAAATTAAAATGTAAAGCGAATCAAACATTTTAAGATTTTCGTAACATGCGAAAACCATAATTAAAAACAAGGTTTTCAATACCTTGTAATTTTCTCGTAAAAAAAGTGCCAAAAAATTTGCATTTTAAAAATTTTTGTATATAATAGACTTTGTTAAACAAGATACACATTTGCGAAATTTCTTATTCTTGTTATTCAATAACACTTATACATTCAATATGGTGAGTGTGGGGAAACAAGCCAACAGAAATAAAGCAATGTGTATACAGCCACATTGCTTTTTCATAATTACTTATGCATAAGGTTCTACAAGTGAAAAGCAAGGCGATTGTTTAACAAAGGAAACAGAGCTTGCGGATCACGAAAGCGACCATATGAGTCAACTGGGCGACCGCAAGCGTTTCAGTTGATTCATATGGTTGTTTTAATTTGTGAAAATTCACATGTGAATCAACATTACTACACACCATTTTATTTTCAGAAACAAGGACACCATGAATGATGAATTAGAGAGAATTACAATTTTCAATTCTTATGTAAGAAGCATTGACCAGCTTGCAAGATGAGATATGCAACTTGCACAAGAGCTTTCTTATTGGATCATTCAGTATTGAATTAAAGGGATTGAACCGCCGGCAGATTCAAACCCATTCATGTTGAGTGTGTTCGAGCAAATCAAAGAACCATTAACAGCATGAAGAATGAAATCAAAGAATGCGAAAAAAGAAATCAAAGAAGAAACGGAAAAAGAAAACAAAAAATCAAAACAAAATCAAAATGAAATCAAAACGAAATCAAATGAAAATCAAACCGTGAGAAAAGATAAAAGAGAAAAGATAAAAGAAAAAGAAAATAATATTTTATCTTCTATCGAAGATAAAAGTACAAGCACGGTTGAATATGGAAACGAAGAAGTGAACGAATGTTTGAATTTAATTAAATCGTATAACAACGGAATATGTAATTGAACGGTTAAAAAATCAAGACAATATGCAACGCTTTTAATTGCGAAAATTAAGAAAATCGACGGCGTGCAAAATTGAACAATTAAACGGCAAGAAGTTTTAAAAATGATATTGGAAGTTTGAAAAAACGACGAATACCACAGCACAAAAACAACATCGCCGGAATTAATATTTTACAACCTTGCAACATTAATGGAAGTATGCAGAAAGCAATTTAAAAAACAGCAAGGACAAAAAGTTTTTACCGCTTTATAAACAAGGAAAATGGAAAATTCAATAAAACTTTACAAAGAGCTTTCATACATTGAAACATTTGACGGCGAAGTAATCGCATTAACCGAAGACTTTGGAGCGGTTGCGGAAGAATTAAACAACGACAAAAGGTTCTTGAATGTATGAAATCAGATGATCGCCAAGAGTTCAATTAAACGTGCATTTGTAAAACAAACGGACGAAATCGACAATGCATTATTGCAGATTGCGGATAAAAATTTACGTGCAAGAATGCAAGCGGAAGTGGACGAACGCAGAAAATCTTGAAGCCGTTTAAACATGGAAATTTACAAAAACATTTTAGATCGTTTATCAAAGTAAACATGAGCAAAGAAGAAATTGAAGCAATAGAAAGCAAGCCAGCATTCCATTTGTTTATAAGGCGTGTTGGTTGCAAAAACTTTGCAGATTATATGGATTTATTCCGTGAAGATTGGGAAAAAAGACAAACAGCTTGCGAGTGGTTTATTGAAACATACCCAAACCAAGCAAAAAATTAATTTATTATTTAAACAATTATTCAAATGTCAGAAAAAACAACAAACGTATATTCAAAAATTCAAGCCGTAAAATCAGAATTATTGGCGATGAATTTAAAGAAAAGTGGAGAAAATAAATATGCATGATTCAAATATTACGAATTAGCAGATATTCTCCCAGCAATTATTGATTTATGCACAAAGTATGGATTATTTACACGCATTTCATTTGACAATGAGCATGCAACATTGGAAATTTCAAACGTTGAAAATTCCGAAGAATCAGTGTTTTATACATCACCAATGCGTGAGCTTGAATTAAAGGGTTGCAATCAGATTCAAGCATTGGGTGGGGTTGAAACATACCAAAGGAGATATTTATATTTAAATGCATTTGATTTGGTTGAAAACGACACATTCGACGCGGTTTCATGAGACGAAACAAAAGCCGAGAAAAAGCCAGCAACAGCAACAGCCAGTATGCAACCAACAGCACGATTCAACGACAAAGAATTGGAACAATTAAAAGCAAATGTTGAATGGTTGCAAAGTTTCAAAACGAGCGACGAATTAATCAAATCAATTTCAACGAAATATAAGATTTCAAAGGACATGAAAATAAAAATTGCGGAAGTTCGAGCAAATGTTTAATTCTTAACCAAAACAAGGAATGAATGAAGAAATAAAAGAATTCGATGTTTGAGAATTATTACAAATTCAAGAACAAAACGGAAAAGCCGTTGATGAATTAATTGCAAGACATGAGAAATTTAAAGCAAAGGGGTTGCAATTAACGGATCAAGATATGTTTGACCGAATAAGGTTATGGGAAGAAATGAAAGACAAAATAACGGAATTGAAAAGCACATATTATGAAGAAAAACAAGAAATGGATAAAGACAAAGGAATTAGACTTGTTGAATTAAAAGCAATGTTGGACGAAAAAGGAAAAAAACAACATACGGATTCAACAGCGGACGCAGTTATTCGCCAAGAATTCAGACAAAGGGAAAATGAGATTTCAATTCACAAATTACAAGCCGAGTTGTTAAATAACAAAGCGGAAACGGTGCAAGAATATATAAACATCGTAAAAATACACATGAAAAAAGATTTTAGCATTTAATACAAACAAAAATGATAACATACACAAAAAACAAAATTATTTCCGATAATAGCGGAAAAACAAGGAGTGTGGAAATTGATGAAATATTATGATCTGTAAAAAGCAAAAGTTGGTTTATAGCAAGAATGAGAATCGCTTTATTGCTTTCAAAAAAATTGGAGCTTGAAGGAAAAGACGCTTTAATGGTTGCAAGTTCCATGCGTGCAGATTATGAAACTTTTTATTCTTTAATTTAACACATGACAAATCAAAACTACAAGAATTTAATTAAATATGCAATTGCGTTTATAGTGGTAATTTTATTATGAGTATTGGTGGTTGTATACGCAAGCAACAAACAAGAGCCAATCCAAAAAATATTAAATCAGATTTCAGAAAATGAAAACCAATTACAATTATTGGAAGAAAAACAAGCGGAATTAAACAAAGCAAATGATGAAGCAAAAGCAAAATTATTGAATGAATATGGTTTACAATTAACAAATTCGGAAATTCCGAATAATGAAGAATGGACACCATGACAATTAAACGAAAGCGGAGACGCACAGCAAATGCCAGTTATTGAATCAACAACGGAACATGAAAGGTTTAAAGAATTAGCAAATGCATATGGTTTGAATCCGTCAACCATATGGGAAGTTGAAAACCATTATTGAATCAAGGAAGGTGTTATTTTATGCATAACGGTTGCGGAAACAAGCGGTTGAAATCGTGGTTACGGTTGAAAAAACATCGGAAGTGTTGGAAGTAACGACAGATGAGACCGCCCAACATATGCATTAATGGAAGCTTGACTTGAAGCAATTGGAAAAACATTGAATAACCAATATTTGGGAAGCAAAAAAACTCTTGGTTGTTTATCAAATGCCGGAAGTTGTAAAGAAAATAACGACAACGGTAAAAGATACGCAACAAGTGAATCAAGCCGAGAAAAAAACATGGTTGCATGTTTGAGCACAATTTATTGATCTATTAATGCCAGCGACTTTGGTATTAGAAGATAACCTTTTATATTGTTATTTCAGAAACATGGAAACACCAAAAAATCAAGGGGGGGGGGACGAATTAAACGAATTCACAGTAAACCCAACGTTTTTATTACAAGACATGCCAGTGGATTTCTTCGATTTCCAATTCATAATGAATGCAGATTGAACATTGAAGGAAACAAGGTTTAATGACCAAGTTCTTGATCCAGCAATTTGAAGCAGTTTATTCATTATTAAAGAGAAATATTTCAAGAAAATTAAACAGCATAAAATGGATAAAAAGAAACTTGAAAGCCACAAAGAAGAAAAACAAAGAATGATTGACGCATGGAAACAAAAAGAGCACAATTATCAAGGACATATAAGGTATACAGAAAAAGCATGCGGTGAGCAAAAACGTTTATTATTAGCAATTGGAATGATTGCACACAATACAAAGAAAAGCCAAGAAATTTAAACCATTTATTCTTTAACAAAAAATAACATGTTTGAACGAATTAAAAGCTTCTTCATGAGAAGAAAAATTGACAAAGCGGTGGTTGAATCTTTAAAGGAACAAAACCAAAGCTTGAAAAACAGAATTGATATTTTGGAAAACAACACACCAAAGAAACGTTGCCCAAAATGTAAACAATACAAGTTATATTCAGATTTCAACAAGAACAAAACCAAAAAAGACGGTTTACAAACAGAATGTAAAGATTGCCACAGATTAATGTTAAAAAGGAACAATCCAAACCGCTTTACACCGGACAGAAAAGAATTTTACGGGTGATATTTAATAACAAATGAAAGATATATCAGCTATGAAATAAACAACACCGTTTACACAATAATTGATATATTCAGATTCAATTATTTATGCAACCATTATTGAAAAGATATGGTTCGGGGAAAAGTAATGCAATTAATTAAATGGTTGAATAAAAACAATATGCGACATACAGACGAAGATTATTTTTACAGATTAAGAGCATGGTTGAATAAACAACAAATCATGGATAACGAAAAACAAGGGAAAACTTTATTTCAATAACACTTGCAAATGAAATATATGCAATTTTACAGAGAACACCAAGACATAAACCAAGGAATTTCATATAATGCATTTGTTTCAAGGGTAAATTGTGGACGAGATCCATTTGAAGCGATTCAAACGCCAGCGAATAAATACAAAACAAAAAGAATATACGAACCAAAAAGAGAAATAAAACAGCCAGCAAGAACAGTAATTGACATAAAATACAGCCGAGAAGAAGCAATTGTTTTTGCCAGTGCGTATGAAGATTTGATTAAAGACTTGCAAGCCAAATATGATGAATGCGAAGAACCGCAAGAAGCAAATGAAATATTGGAAAAGAAGCGTCAAGTTGAAAAGGAATATGAAATATTTTTAGATCATAATATTTAACAAAAAATGAAACCGGAAGACACAAAAAGGTTTTTGGAGCAAGAATTAATGCACCGCAGATTTCAAGATAATATTGGAAATAAAGAAAAGCAAATGGAACGTGAAATTATGATGTTAAAAAAAGAAAATTCAGAATTAAAAGACGGAATAAAGCAATTTTCAAACGGATTCAATATACTTGCAAGAAAATTCAAAGAAGTAAACAAAGAAAACGAAATGTTGAAGAAAAAGAAGTTTACAGAAACCATTTATATAAATCAAAATTAAAAAATATGGTAAAAATTCAAGTTTATGAAGATTGATCTCGATGTTTAGAGACATCAAGTTGAGCTTTAATTTCAAATACGTCTTTGGTTGACGGGTTCAAAACATTATGCACCGACACAGATTTTGAAAGGGTTATGTATTTATTGCAAGAATGATATTCAAAAGAAGACGCAAAAGAAATTTTAGATCGATATAAGAACAATTACAAGGAGTTTATTATTTAATAAAGAAAACATGAAAAAACGGATACGAATTCCAATTGGAATTATATTACGATATATCTTTATGATAGCGTTTTGTAAACGATACGAAGATACACACCGAAAATGAAAACAAGCAATGTGCGACATTTGAGTTGGTGATCCAATGCGTGGTTTGGTGGTTGCGGAAAATAAAGACATGATTTACATTAAAGGACAATTCCAATGTTTAATGTATTGTTTGGATAATCCACGGGTTGAATATACGGAAGAAGAAATAAAAGAAATGAATATTACGCATAAATACGAAGAACGATACGACGGCGACGATGTAAAATTTAAATCGGAATGTTACAGAGTTTGAAACAATGAAGATAAAATGGAAGCAATTATAAATTGGTATGGTTGGGAACATGAAGAATAACTTTTTATTTCAATAAAATTAAAAAATGTTTAACGAAAAAATTTTAAAAGTTGCGAAAAGAATTTTAGACAAAAAGAATCTTAAATGGATAACTGGAAGTATGCATTATAATATTGAAAAGAATTTATTATCAATAACAGATTCTTTTATTTTGGCGGAAATACAAATGCCAGAAAAATATAAAGAAATGTTTAAAGATTTGGGGGTAAATGAAGTAATAATTGATTATTACACGGCTTGTTGATTGCTCGGTATGATTGAAAACGCCGACGCATTACGAGAGTTTTCAACAATATCATTATGAAATGCGACAGTTCAAGATTATATTGAATACGAATATATCGATTTAAAAAGCAATAGACATTGAATTAAAGTAAGATTGCCAATAATTGAGGCAGATAAAATGCCAGCATATAAAGAAGAAAGCTTGTTTTGAACATGAGAAGATTCAACAAAACAGATCGCAATTACACGCAGTTTTGAAAAATTTCAAGATGTATGTAATTTATTGTGTGATTCAGACATGCCAGTAATAAAGGTTTGGGATCAGACATATATCGCGGAATGAAAATTTGAATATATGATGAGCGAAGATTTATCAATAAAAATATGTGTAAGAAGGGTAAAAGATTTATAATTTAAAGTATTAAACCATGCCAAAAAAAGCATATCCAAAAGATTTAACAATAAAAAGCAACAATCCGCAATGGAGAAAATTTGTTGATTATTACAATCAACGGCGGGAAGAAAAGTTTAAAGAAAAATGATATTTTAAATACACAATGCGTTTTGATGATGTGCATATTATATCAAAGAAAATGTGATTCATAAAACGATTGTGTGACAATGATAAAATCACACGAACGGAAGTTTGGAGTTTATGAAAAACAATGCCAACATATTGATATACAACATCACCATATACAACATGCAAAAGTATAAAGTTGGAAAACACAATCATAATGATTTTATCAATACAAGAAAATCCAATCAGTTTTATTTTATGAATTTTGGAATAATGGAATACTTAGTAAACTTGTTAAATGAATATGAAATACAATCCAATCTTATTTTAAAAATATGGAAATATGAAGGGACGTTGTATTATTCAAATTATAAAGATGAAAACGTTTTTGATAATGTTTATTTTGAAGTTATATCAAAGAATTATTGATTTATTAATTGGCTTGTAAAATGCGACAAAGTAAATCTCGATAAATTAAAAGAAGATACGCAATTTACCATGATTATGCATGTTGCTTGATTTGGTTATACGTGGGATACAGCGAAGGAATGAGAAGATATTTTAAAGGAAATATGAGCAAATGCGTTGGTTATGAAATTATCAATTCAAAATAAACCAATAGAATATTTACTTTCTATATTAAAATAATGCAAAGATCAGAAATTATTGAAGATTACGTAAACGAAAAAATGGACAAATTGGAAGGTAACAAAAAAGAAAAATTTGAAGGTTGCCGGTGATGTTTGGAGTTCCTATTGGATATTTTAGCAATATGTGCGGTATTAAAACTTCTTTTCTTCATGTAAAAGAAAGCCAAAAATTTTAACATGAAATAATGAATATGTTAAAAAATTTAACATGAAAAGAAAAAATAAGATTTTGAAAACAGCAAGGATTTAATTATATTATTTGTATGCATAAGTAATTAAATTCTTGTAGAACCTTTGATTTATATTCAAAGGTGTTTTCATTTATGCTAAAAAAAGCCAAAAAACCAAAAATTGATAAAAAAAAATTGAATGATGAAAATGTGGAAATTGCCAAATTAATTGCAAAGGTAAGGGATAAATACACATGCCAGCATTGTGGAAAAACAGCCAAAGAAACAGCAATTCATGCAAGCCACATAATAAATGAAGCAAGAGATCATAGACTTGCCAGCGATCCGGAAAACATAAAAGCGTTATGTTATAATTGCCACATAAATTGGCGACATAAAAGCCCGATTGAAGCAAGCGAATGGTTTAATAAAAAGCGACCATGAAGATATGATAAATTGCAAGAAAAACACGTTGAATATATGGGTAAATGAAGCATTGACGTAATACGAATAATTGAAAGGAATAAATGGTTAAGGGAAATTTGCGAAGAAATGAAAATTGATATTTCAAAATTCAAGTATGGTGCAAAAATTGATTTATAATTAAACAAGGGAAACAATGGAAATAATAAATAAAAAAATCGATGAATTAATACCGTATGAATACAACAATAAAAAACATGATGAAACGCAAGTAAACAGAATCGCAAATTCAATAAAGGAATTTGGATTTACGCAACCGGTGGTAATTGATAAAAATAACGTGGTAATTATTGGACACGGAAGATTGGAAGCGAGCAAAAAATTATGATTAAAAGAAATTCCATGTGTAAAAATGGAAGATTTAACGGAAATACAAGTAAAGAAATTAAGAATATTGGATAATAAATTGAATGAATCAGAATGGGATTTGGAAAACTTGCAATACGATTTGGCGACAATTCCGGATTTCAATATTGGGGAATTGGAAATAAATGTTGATGATCTATTCGATGATTTGTTTCCAGTTGATCCGGACGAATTGGACGATAACTTTTCATTGCCAAGCGGAGAAAAAGCACCATTTGGACAAATAACGTTTACGCTTGCCGACGAACAGAAAAAAGAAATTGAAGAAGCAATAAAGAAGGTAAAGGAAACAGATTTGTATAAAAGCCAAATGAATTATGGAAACGAAAACAGCAATTGAAACGCTTTATATTGTATTGTGAGCCAATGGATAGCGTTAAATCAATAATTGTAAAAGTGATTCCAAGTAAAATTGCAAATGAATTCGTAAAAAAGCACCATTATTCATGAAAGGTTGTGCCAAATTCACAGTTGCATTTCGGGTGCTTTTTAAACTGAATCTTGGGGGGGGGTTCTCTCTTATTGACCAAGCACAGATAAAAGCAAATTAATTGGGTTGGTGGAGTGAACCGAACGAAACGAATTTATCGAATTAAACCGCATGGCTTTCAGTGATGTGTTGCCAAGAAATAGCGAATCAAGGTGCATTGCAATAACAATAAGAATGATAAAAAAGCAAGCACCACAAATAAAACGAATAATAAGCTTTGCGGACGGTTGCCAATGTGGAGATTGAACAATATATCGTGCAAGTGGGTTTGAATTAACACAAATAAACCAAAACAGATGATTAAGGGTTGATGAAAATGGTAAAGTTTACAGCCAAGTAACATTCTCCGCACATAAACCAAACGAAATGGATAAATTCAGAAAAATGGAAAAAATTGACGGCTTCATGTTGAGATATATAAAATTATTAAAACCAAACTTAAAAAGAAATTATGAAATAATCCCATATTCAGAAATAGACAATTATGGTGCGTGAATGTATAAAGGGGAAAAGGTAACAAGAAAAGAAAGACACACAAAATAAAAAAAGTGTGTGTTATGCGTGCGTGGTGTAATGGTTGCATGTTCACATTCCAGTGGAAGGAGAAAGTTCAAATCTTATCCGCACGCTCCATTTAATAATTTAATTCAAAAAGAAACATGGACAAACAGCAAATGGAAAAAGAAATTAAAAGGTTGAATAAATTGGTGTGCCAACAAGAAATTGAATATCACCAATTATTGAGAACCGCAAAAAGAGTTGAGAAAAATTACGAAAATTTGGAATGGATCGTAAAGGTTGCAATAAACATGGCGTATGATAAAGACGAAAACGAAGCAATCGATTTCTTAACCAAACAATTTACAAGACATAAAATTTAATTGGTAACGCATAAATAAAAATGCCAAAGCAAAAGCGAGATTGGAACAAGGTAAAATTGGAGTTTATTCAATCAGATTTCGACGAAGTGAAACAATTTATGCAAGATAAATACAATATTTATAATTGAGAAATTGCAAAAAATACAAAGGGGCGGACAAAAGACAAAGTGGAACGGAAGAAAAAGATATTGGAAAAGGCGTTGGAGAAAAGTGCGAAAAAACAAGCGGATTCGTTGGAATTAACAATTGAATTCTTGAAGAAAGCAAAAAAGAACGCATTAATTAAAATTGCAAAACAAATAACAACAAATGATTTAATGAGCGTAAAGGATTTGGTAAGGTGATTGTGAACAATAAAAACGGAATTGTGAGAACCAACGAAAATTACGAAAAATGAAAACATGAATAAAGAAGAAAATGTGAGTTTAACGGACGAAGAATTGGAAGCTTTAAAAATTATATTAAAGAAAAACAAATAAATGGATTACAACGAAGCAATAAACATATTCAAGAAAAGCCCATTATTAAGAAAAACATATTTTTCAACCAATTTCTTTGACTTTTGTAAATTCTATTTCATGGAATATTACAACTTTGAAACGCCAAAGTGTTTGGAGAAATATTACAACGCATTGGAATCATGAAAAAATGTTTATTTCAAGTGATTCCGTGGAAGTGCAAAAACAACCATTGCCCAAATGTATGTTTCATATTGCATTGCATATAAAACACGCCGTAATATCATGTGGTATTCACAAACAATTGATAACGCCGAAGAAAATTTAACATACATTGCCAACAGCTTTATAAATGATACGGACGCATGAGAAAGATTTTGCAGAGATTATGGAAACTTGTATTATCCGGAAACAGTTATTAAACAGGGACAAAAGAAAATAAAAAGAATTGATAAATTCGTAACAGAAAACAATTGTTATGTAAGAGCGATGTCACTTTGAACAAGCCCACGTGGTAAGAATTACACAGCACCGGACGGAAAATTCAGACCGGATTTGTTGGTGTTTGATGATGTGGATACGGTGCAAAGTTGCCAAAGCCGTAAGAAAATTGACAAAAACTTTGAATTCATGTTAAACGAAGTATTGGGTGGAACAACGGGAGCAACACAGATAATATTTTTATGAAATACGATATATGAAGATTGAATCGTGCCAAGGTTTGAAGAACATATAAAGAACGATCCAACACGGGAAATTATAAATTTGCCAATATACGATGAACATAAAAATATTGTTTGGAATAGATTTGTGGAAACGGACGCAGAAGCAGAAAAATTGAATAAATGAATACGTGAAATTGCGAAAAAATATGTTTCATTGGAAACGGAACGCAGAAGACTTGGAAGCATAAGTTTCAATCAGAATTATTTATTAATTCCATATATGAATTGACAACATATAATAACAAGGGATATGATACAGCGGGATCATAATTGCAAGGGTTACAAATATGATTCAATTGTAATTGGTGTTGATCCAGCAGTAAGTGAAAAAGAAGGAACAGACAAATTCGCAATATGTGTAACATGAAAATTACAAGACAGATATTACGTATTAGAAAGTGTGGGATTAGAAGGAATGGAAAAGAATATTTGAAGGGCGAGCGAAACAGTGAAAAACTTATATAATAAACGAAAAGCAAAAAGGGTGATTGTTGAAACCGTTGCATATCAGCAAGTATTAAAAACAGTATTTGCGAACATGTGAATGGCGGTGCAAGAGCAAAAAACAATAAAAGATAAAACAACAAGATTAATGGAAAAGCAAATATTATTTGAAGAATGACGTGTTTATTTCGCACCATGAAACGACGAATTAATTGACGAATTATTAATGTTTCCAAATGCGGAACATGACGATATGGTGGATTCAATGTTATTTACAATGCAAGAAACAAGGAACAAGTTTTTTATTGCTTCATTCTAAAAAACCAAATGCAAAAAAATAAAGATTATAATAAACAAGAGAAACCATGGGATTCATTCCGCAGTGCGGGGTTGGAGCTATTGGGTGCGGAAAGGTTGGTGTTGGAATTTTTGCACCATAACACCATGCAAGACGAGCAAATACGCCCAACGACAAAAATAACATTGTATGAATTCCGGAAATATCTTGAAGAAAAAAAAGACACATTGGACGAATACTTTGAAGACCAGCTTTAAAAATTAAACATATAAATGGAAGAAAAAGAAATTCAAAACAAATGCCGTGCATGTTGAAAGTATATCAGAAAAGAAAATTTATGGTGTATGGAATGCAGAGAAAAGGTGGATAAAGATTTCATGAAAGAGACGGATTACGGGTTCGATTATCATTTCAGATATTACCAACAGCACAAAGAAGAATACAAAAAATGTTTTTAATTCTTAATCATATATATTATGACAGAAAAAAGAGAATTCAACGGTGAAACACAATTTACGAAATTGTGAGACAACCAATTCAAGGTTGAAAAAGACACGCATGCCGTTTCAGAAATAAATGCGTTGGATCAGTTAAAATTGCTTGCAGACGCAATGAATAAAATCAAAAGCATGATACAGCAAGCAAAAACAATGCAAGATTCAGTAAAACAACACGTTGATTGGTATAATACACGGGTTGAAATATTGAATAAAGCAAAAAAGGAGTGCGGATTCGATTATAAAGATTTGGTTGCAATTGACATGAAAGACCTTGAAAATCTTATAACATGCGATCCAACAAAATTGCCAAAAATAGACCTTGAAAAGGAAGAAAAATAAATTATTAATTAATTACCAATACGAGCTTGTGCCTCTTAACAATGCAAAAAGAAAGCTCGTTTTTTTATTTGAAAAAATTCTCATATTATATATAAGAGAATCAATTTACTTATTAACACTTGCAACATGAAAAAAACAAGTTTATTATTAATTGCAATTTTCGTAATGACATTATGCGGTTGCCAAAGTGAACCAGTACAACAATTAACAACAGAAAACGAAACATTAAAAGAAGTAACCACGGAAAAACAAGAAGCAAAAGAGCAAAAAGAAGAAATTGTTTATTTGGACGACGAAAACGCCGGATTTGTTCAAGGTGATATTGTTCGAGCACCAATGAGCGTTGAAGAAGCGGACACGTTGAAAAGTAAAAATAAACATTCGGAAGATTTGGTTGCTTGAAATTTCTCAAAATATTTAATTGTTGAAATTGCCGTTGTAAATCAAGGAACAGAAAAAGCAATGTGGTTTTCGAGCGATGTTTCGGAAGTTATAGATTCCAAAGGAAGAAAATATAACGTATTGAGCGAAGCAACAAGCGAAATATATTTGGACGATTTAATAACATTTGTTGATTTAAAACCTTCAATTCCAGTTGTTTGAAAAGTTGTTTATGAAGTTGCCAAAGATTCCGAAGGGTTTTATTATGAAACGGAAGATAAAACATTCAAAGTTATGTTACAAAACCGCAATGAAAATAACGAATAAAATTTAATAAATTTTTGTAAATTATAAAAGCACCGTTTAAAAGCGGTGTTTTTTGCTTAATTTCAAGCTTTGATATTTTACATTCGTGATTATAATGCATTGTGTTTAAATGGAAATAATCATGCATGAAAATTTTCAACCGGAATATTTCAAGAATCAATAAAAAGAGCATTGCAAAGAATTATTGATTGGATTTGTCTTTGTTATTCAATAACGATGTTGTTTTTTCAAAACAAACATTTTATGATCTATATGCAAAAAACGGTGATATTCGCCAAGCCGTAAAGAAAATTGCCGGAAGCGTTGCGAGAAATTGAATATATTTACAAGACAACGACAGACAAACCGTTGACGATAATGTTTTAACGGATCAAGTTTCAGATTTGTTTAAAGCTCCAACATTTGCAAAGTTCAAAATTGATTTATACAGAAATTATTTAATTTCATGAGAATTATATATTAAACCATTGAAGAATGCTTTTGATGAAACAATCAGATTTGACGTTATAGATTCAAGGGCGGTTACAAAAATAATTAGTAATGGTGTTATTACATGATACAGAGTGGTTGAAAAAGACGGCGTAAAAATTCAAGAATATAAAGCCGATGAAATCGCATATTTCAAATATGAAAACGATATAAACAATTCGTTAAATGGAATGTGAATTTTAACAAGCGTATTATATGACGCAGTGTTGGATTTGGAAGCATTGAAAACGAATTACAGTTTATACAAGAACAGTGCAAGACCAGATATGTTATTATTGCTTGACGGAAATTTAAGCGAAGAAGAACAGCAAATCGCAACGGATAAATTCAGAGCACAATTTACATGAAGCAACAACGCACATAAAGTTATTGTTGGGGGTGGAATTCAAGACATTAAAACACTTTCATTGACCGCAAGGGATATGGAAACAATAAGCCAAAGGAAATTAACAACGGAAAAAATAAGTGCAACGTTTGGAGTTCCAAAAGCGATGTTATGATATGTTGAAGATGTAAATTATAATAATGGACAAAACCAAAAGGAAGAGTTTTTGGAAGGAACAATAAAACCATTCGAGCAAGATTTCGACGCAATATTGAATAAATTATTGCAAATGTTCAAGCCGGATATATTCAACAAATATTGGATAAAATCAGATTCCGAACAATTAAAGGAAACGCAAGAATGGTTGAATGGACAAAGGGCGGACGTGTTGGCGTGAATAATAACAATAAACGAAGCAAGGGTTGACAGATGATTGGAAAAGGTGGAAGATGAAAACGCCGACAAATTAATTACTTCAAGAAATCAAGTATTATTGGAAGATATAGCATTGGACGCAGTTTTACCATGAGATGAAATATAAAAAATGCTTTCGCAAGATTACAGAAATTTATTACGCAAGGAATCGAAAATATACACGATTATTCAAAAATCGTTTAAGAAGCAAAGAAAGTATTTGGAAGAACATGTTCAAGACTTATACGAAAACCACATATACTTGATAGCAACAGAATATAATGTGTTACAAAATGAAAATGTGAATTTATATCCGAAAAAAGACCGACAAAATGAAATACGGGGCGACGAACCATTAAGCGGATTTTGGAGAGCAATGGGAATAATGGATTTAATAAACGATTTGGAATTACCTTTGGAGAAAGTATTCGAGCGTGGTTATAAAACATCATACAGAAAATTTGCAAGGTTATTAAGTGAAAATGCAATCGAATATTATCCAAATTTGCCAAGTGAATATGCAAATAAATGGTGAGATTTACAGCTTTCAAATTATAAAGGAACAATAAGTTATACAACGAAATGGGACGTAATAAACATATTGAAGAATGGAATTGATAATCATGAATCATGGGGAACAATACAACGCCAAATATTCGCGTTGGACGACAAATTGTTTGGGTTACCACGTGCAAGAGCAATCGCAGTAACGGAAACAGCCAAGGCGTATGAATACGGAAACAGACAACCAATTCAAGCATTACAAGACGCATGAATTGAAATGGAAAAGAAATGGTTGACCGTATGAGACGAACGTGTAAGACCGGAACATATGGAATGTGAAGAAGAAGGGCGAGTTCCAATTGATTACGAATATCCAAGTGTTTGAGTTGATATGCCACCATGATGAGTCAATTGCCGTTGCACCTTGCAATACCAAAGAAAGAGATAAATTTTATTCATTAATATTTACCAAATGAAATTTAAACTTATCAAGGACAAAGAGTTCTTTCAAATCGTATGTGATCAGAAATCAGTAAAAGAAATCACAGACGGAGAAACCAAAGCATATGAAATAGAATGATATGCTTCAACAAAAGACAAGGATCGTATGAATGATGTTGTTGAACCAACAGCATTTGAAGAAACTTTAAAGCAATACATGACAAATCCAATTGTTTTGTTGCAACATGATATGGACAAACCAATTGGAACAGTTACGGAAGCAAGTATTGACGAAAAAGGGTTATTCATCAAAGCCAAAATAACGGAAGATACGGACGGCGTATTTTCAAAATTGAAAAATGGTGTATTAAGAACATTTTCAATCGGTTATTCAGTAAAAGATTATGAAACAATCGAAAATGTGGATTCCGAAGGAAATTACAGTTACACAAATATTATTAAAATGCTTGAGTTGTTTGAAATTTCTCTTGTTTCAGTTCCAGCAAATCCATTCGCATTGGTAAAAAGTTTTGATTCATGCTTTAAAGCGGAGGAAGAAATTGAAGCCAAGGAAGAAGAAAAGGGAGAAAACGTTGAAGAAACACCAGTTGAGAATGAAGGGGAAAATGAAACAAGCGAAGTTGAAGAAGAAAACCAAGAGAATGTTCAAGAAGAAGAAAAAACGGAAGAAAACGAAAACGTTGAAGCCGACGAAAAGGTGGAAGATGAAGAAAAAGAAGAAATTGAAGAAGAAGTAAAGGAAGAAAGCGAAGAAGAAACAAAGGAAATTGAAGAAAAAACGGAAGAAATCCCAAACGAAGAAGTGGAAACGCAAGAGACTTGCGAAGAAGAAGCCGAGAAAGTGGAAGATAACGAAAAAGCAGATGAAAATTCTGAAATATCAACGGATTGCGATTGCGACAATTCTGAAAATGTTGCTGAAAATGTAACAGACGATGAAAACGTTGGTGAAACAAACAACGAAGAAGTTGTTGAAGCGAGCAAATCAATAAATGTTGAAACAAAAGGTTTGGAAATTGCTGAATTCAAATCTTTTGTTAAATCAACCAATGATAAATTGGCTGAAAAAGACGAGCAAATCAAGAAATTACAACAACAATTAAACGATCATCAAGAATTGATGAAAAGTGCAATTGAAGTTATGGTTCAACTTGACCACGCCGTAAAAAATACAGCAATTCAATCATGAAGTTCTTATCAAGCACCAGCAACAAAGAACGCATGACCATATGGAAAAGTTGCAGATTTAATTAAAAAAGTGCAACAATCCAAATAATTATTTTTAATCATTAATATTTTACAAACATGAATATTAAAGAATTAGTTTTGAAAGCAAAAGAGCTTTCATGAATCGAAGTTAAAGAAGAAGTTGTGGAAGAAACAAAAGCCAATGAAGTAATGCATACAACAAACACTTGATTTGGTGCTGAATTAATCCCAACAAATGTGGTTCTTGATCCAGCTTTGGATTTATTACCAAAATATTCTTCTTTATTAAACTTGTTACCATGAAATCATGGAAACAATATGCCAGTAAGTGCAAAAGTTCCAGTAATTGGAGAAGCTGATTTATTCAGTGGAAACAGCGAATGGACAACTGGTGCATATTCTGTTACACCAGCTAAAAACTGACCAGCAACTGGTGATGTAACAATTACACAATGACAATTCATATTCGACATTGCTCTTTCTTATAGAGAAGTTGAATATTCTGTTGTTGATGTTGAAGCTATAATTAGAGATAGAATCAACAGAGCAGCCGCAAGAACAATCGACGCAGTTATTATTAACGCCGACGATACAGCTTCTTGAAGCGGAAACGTAAACGGAACATATTCAGGAAATCCATATTTCACACAGCAAGACAACTGAATAAGAATGGTTGGAATTGCAAATACTGGTGTTTCTGTTGGAACATTTACAAGTGCTTCATTGCTTGCAGTTAAAAACGTAATTGACGCATGATACCAAGCAGATTTATCAAATCTTTTGTATATCATGCCAGCCAACGTTTACAACAAGACACTTGCATTAAGCGAAGTTATCACAATGGATAAATTCGGACCAAATGCAACTGTTGTAACTGGTGTATTAGCAAAAGCATTCGGAATTGATGTTTTGGTTGCAAGAGATCGACCAGCATTAACAAATACAAGTGGACTTGTTGACGCTACAAGTGCAAATAACACAAAAGGATCATTCGCTTGTATTTATAAACCAGCAGTTCAATATGGATTTGGACAACCATTAAAGCTTTACTTAACTGAATGTCCTTGAAAGTGATATATAATCACAGCAACAATGGAGTTCGGTTTCGCAATTGCTGACGGTGTTGCATGACTTGGAAATACTGTTGGAATCTGAATTAACATGACAATATAATTTGTTATTAGAGATTCAAAATAAATTCTTCACATCATGAAGGGGGGCGGTTGTCGGTTATAACGATGAACCGTCTCCTATGTGGAGAGCTTTATAACTTTATTATGCAATAATCATGACAAAGAAATTAAAAAATATTTCAAAAGAAACACAGCTTGTTGACGGGGAAGAAATAAAAGCATGAGCAACTTTTGAAACAGTGCATTATGCAAGCATATTAAGAAATTATCCAAATTTATTCGAGTTGGTGGAAGAAAAGGAAGAAGTAAAGGAAGAAAAAGAAGAAAAACCAGCAAAGAAAACAACCAAAAAATAATCAATTTACCAAATATACTGAAAAACAATGTATTCAAGTTTATCACAATTTAAAGATTATATCGGAATTGCACAAAGTGATACAAGCCAAGATGAAATGTTGACTTTGTTATTAAACAGTGCATGCGAACAAATAAACCATTTATGCGGTGTTGATTCTTTTGATCAAGACACGTATGAAGAACAAATTGACGCAAGAAAAATTTATGTAAATTCATTTTGATATAATATTTTTGTGAAAAATAAGCCAGTTTCATCAATTGATGAAATAGACGGCGAAACATACAGCGGAGTAAAAGGGGTTGATTATATGGTTGCAAGCCAAAGGAGAATAATTTTTAAAGAGTTCGATTCAGATTGTAAATTCGGTTTCGTAACAATTAAATATACAGCTTGATACGATAGAGCAAAACCTATTGAATGAAGCGACCAAACCGAAGATACTTTACCGGACGATTTGAAATTAATGGAAATGATGTTGGCGAGTGGAAGATACCAGCAAAAATGAAACGAAGGAATATCAAGTTATAGGTTGGGTGACGAGCAAATCGTTTTTGGTGGAAGAAATGGAGAAAGTGCGGACGATATGTTTTTTTCATTCAGAATTATGCTTGATAAATATAAAAACTTTAATTTAGCAATATAAAAGGTTGTAATGATTTTATATAACAAAACGGCGACAAAATACGGATATACAAGGGGAAGCAACGGAATATCAACATATGGAGAAACCGGTGTTTCGTTTCCATGTAATGTGCAACCATTAACAACACAAGAATTCATATCCGCATGATTCGACAGTTCAATGGTATATAAAGTATACAGATTATATTGCGAATATTCGGGGGTTGTTGTTGGTGATAAATTAAGCATTGATTGAACCACATATATTGTAAAATCCGTTCAAAGGTGGGACGGTTTGAAAAGAAAATTTTACAAATTAACGATTTCAGAAAGCGAATGAGCGTAACATGGGGCGGTGATATAGAAAAATTAATGGAAGTGGACGAAAGATTAAACGCCACAATTCAGATAATTTTAACAGATGTTGCATTGGAAATTTCAAACAATGCGAAGGAAAACGCACCATATTTGACATGAGCTTTAAGAAGAAGTATTGCACCGGATTTCAATTCAATAAAAAAATGATTTTCGGTTGTATGATCACCTTTGAAATATGCAAGTGTAAGGGAATTTGTGAATTATAAAAATCCACAAACAAGATATTATTTGGAAAGGGCTTTTACGGAGCACGAATGAGAAATTACAAATATTATTTTGGAAGATTTAAACATTAATTTGAAAAAATAATGACAGAAACAACCACATATTCATTTAAGCAAATCGGGGATACAATATATAATAAAATGCTTGAAATTACAACATGAGAAAATGCAAGAATTTGAGCAGTTTATAACCATGACATAAAAATTGAAAATTGAATAAGTTTTCCGGCAATTATCATTACTCCGGACAATGGAAACATAAGATATCTTGATTCTTGCAGTTACGAATCAGAAATTAATTTTACAGTAAGATTAATTGACAGAATTCAAGACAGCATTTCAACCGTGGAAGAAAACATGAGAGCGGTTGCAGATATAATGATCCAAAAATTAAAAGAAATTGAATCTATTGTGTGGAATAATGACGATTGATACACTGTAAAATGTATGTTTACATATAACTGGTGATTTGCAGATACGCAAGAACCAATGAGAGTGTTTAATGTAAATTGTGCATTTACCAGTGTTTCAAAATAATTTATCTCTTTATACAATACAAACATGGCATGCAAATGATGTAAAGAAAAAAAACCGGAAATCGAACAACACGTAAATATTGTGATCGATAACGGTGTAAGAAAATATTCATTTCCAAAGTGGGGTTTAATTGTGGAATGAAAAACAATGCTTGAAGCATTAGAGAAAGCAAGGGAAATCATGAAGAATAGAGAAAATTCTGAATGAGAAAAAGAATAATTATTTTAATTCATTACCAATTTAAAAAATGGCATACATTGGAAGATTATCAGCAATTTGACTTGGAAAAGAAACAACAAGGGGGACAGCAGTTCAACCAGTTGTTTGGATTCCAAAAGAAAGCGGGGTTTTAAATCCAAGCCTTGAAAGTGCAACAGACGAATCATGATATGGTGTAATTGACGGGGTTTACGATTCATTTACAACCAAAAATTCTTCAAACTTATCTTTGAGCGGTGTTGCAAGGGATAATTCACTTTGATATTTATTTCTTGGTGCTTTGTGAAAATACACAAAATTATATTGTGTAACTGGAACGCCAAGCGGTGGAACACCAGCAAGGGGCGACATACTTTCTTGAACGGGTGCGGTATTAAAGAAAATAATTGTTATTGGAACAACAACTTATTATTTCTTTGATAAAGCAACAAGCGGAAGTATTGGAAACGGAACATGGACAATGACAGCAACGGTCGTTTCAATAAATGCACATTTCTTTGAAGTATTACAAAGCAATTCACACCCAACATTTACACTTTACGATGATGATCCAGTTGCTTGAAGTTATGCTCCATATTGTATGATTAATTCGTTTGAATTATCATGCGAAGTTGCGGATTATGTAAAATTCACAGCCGAGTTTATGTGAAAGCAAATGCAAGCAATACAAGGAAGCGTAACGCCAGCATATGCAACAGAAAACGCATTTACAGCAAGCATGGCGGGTGTAAGGTTCGCAAGTGATGAAAGCGGTTTGAATGGTGCAAGTGAACAATGCATGCAAAATTTCAGACTTTCAATTAATAAGAATTTAACAGATATTCAGTGCTTTGGTGACACAGATGTTGCAGATATATACAACCAACAATTCGGAATCGAAGGAGATTTTGAAGCCGTTTATGAATCAACAACATTGCGTGATTACGTGTTAAATTCACAGAAAAAAGCAATGAGATTTTATGCAGTAAATGGAAATGCAACAGCATTGGCAACATGAATTTATCCTTCAATCTATATTGATTTAATGAAGGTTGGAATGAATGAATGGAGCAAATCAGACGGAAACGATGAAATAATCAAACAAACAATGGGATATACTGGACAATACAACAATGATGACGGTTGCTCAATCGAAATCTTGTTATTAAATAACAATTCAACTGGATATTAATATATCCACGTGCTTGCAGTTTTTCCTTGTTTCTCTGTAAGCACGTATTTCAAAACAAGGAATTTTAACTTATAAACAAGGAAAACATGAAAGTTACAATTAATGGAAACGAAAAAGAAGTTATCGTTTCAACAACTTATACAAGAAAAATTGACCGTGGTTACAACGACATAATTCTTGAATGAGTAAAAGCGAATCCGTCGCAATTAGAAAACATGAATATTGAAATTGATGTTACAAGAGCACAAAAAGCAAATGATTTTTTGATTACAGAAATGACAAATTTAACAGCGGAAGAATTGGAAAATATGAATATGGAAGATTACAACGCAGTATTGCAAGAAGTGCTAAAAGTAAAAATACCCAGTGAAAAATAATTTAATACTGGAACAATTTTGAAAAACTTTGAGAACATGACACGGATTAACAAAAGAACACCGCGATTATATTCTCATTAAAGAATTATATCATTGCAAGCCGTCGGATTTGGACAATGAAGACGAGCACATATTGGATTTACATTTTGCAATGATCCAAGAAGAAAGGAAACGGGAGCATATCCAAAATAAGAGAATGGAACAAAAAACAAGGGTTGTTTCATCACATAATAAGCAATAAACATGGCATGAGTTGAATATGATTTGAAATTAAAAATCACGGCGGAAAACCAAGCAACCGCCGAGCTTCAAAAAATGAATTCGCAAATTACAAACATTGGTAAAGTTATTTGATGACGGGCAGTTTGAAAAACTTTATTAAAGGGTGTAAAAAATGTTGCGGACGAAGTTTTAACGTTATGATGAAATTTGGAACAAGCGGAAGTTGCTTTTACAACCATGCTTTGAAGTGGGGAAGAAGCAACCAAAATGTTAAAAGATTTAACAAATTTTGCGAAGAAAACACCATTTGAATTGACTTGAATTAGGGATAATGCGAAACAATTATTGTGAATGTGAATTGAAGCGGAAAAAATAATTCCAACATTAAAAAGTTTGGGTGACGTTTCCGCATGATTAAGTATTGATTTAAGCCGTGTTGCTTTGAATTACGGACAAGTAAGAAGCCAAGGAAAATTGACTTGAAGGGAATTAAGGGATTTTATGATTCAATGAGTTCCTTTATTGGACGAATTATCAAAAAACCTTGGGAAAACAACAACTGAAATTCAAGACATGATCAGTAAAGGATTAATCACATTTCCAATGGTTGAAGAAGCTTTTAAAACCATGACAAGCGAAGGTGGAAGATTCGCAGATTTAATGGATAAACAAAGCCAAACATATCAAGGAATGGTTTCAAACTTGCATGACAGCTTCACATCAATTAAAGAATCAATTTGACGTGCAATATTACCAATTCTTGAAAGAATATTACCAATAATTGCAAATATTGTGGAAAAAATCGCCGATTGGGTTGAAGCAAATCCAGAATTAGCGTCAACATTAACCGTTATTGTTGCGGGTGCGGTTGCGTTGGTTGGTGTTTTGTCTTGACTTGGTGCAATTATTCCAATTGTGAGTGCTTGAATGTCAGTTTTAACTTGACCAATTGGGCTTGTTGCGGGTGCGATTGCATTATTAGCAACAGCATGGATTAATGATTGGGGTGGAATAAGGGAGACAACGGCGGAAGTTACGGAAAAAATAAGTGCGATACTTTGACCATGGTTTGAAAAGTTGCATAATTGGTGGGTTGAACATGGAGAAACTGTAATGATCTATGTGGAAGAAATAATGGGTGCAATTGCAGATACAATCGGAACATGTCTTGAAATTATCGCAGTTACAATCGCCGGAACACTGGAAACAATCCAAGCATGAATTGCAATTTTCAAAGCAATTTGGAATGGTGATTGGGAAGAAGTAAATAATATTGCGGTTGGTTGGGCTCAAAACATCGACGCATTATTAACCGAAGCTTTTGGTGATTTATGGACAAACATAAAAAATGCTTTTAGAGAATGAATTGACACGGTTTTGGGTTGGGTTGAAAGTTTTGTTGGTGCAATTGAAGGTGTTGTTGAAAGGATCAGAAATGCATGGAACAACGTAAAAAGTGCGGCTCAAAGTGTTGTTTCAAGTGCAAAAAGCAAATACGACAGTGCGGTTGCTTCATTAAAAAGTTTGGTTTCATGAAAAAAAGCCGGTGGTTGACCAGTTGTAATGTGAAACACATATTTGGTTTGAGAAAAGTGACCGGAGCTTTTTGTTCCGAACCAAAGCGGAAAAATAATCCCAAATAATGAAATTACCAACAATAATTGAATTACAATAAATATTTCATGAGTAAGCGTGAGAAATGATAACGATATTACAGCTATTGCAAATGAAATGATCAGACAAATAAAGTTGGAAAAACAATTTAATATTGCATAAAACATTTATTACATATAACAATTAAAAATGGACAACATACTACTTAACAGCGGTTTATTATGAAATGCACCAAAGGGGAAGAAAAGCACATTTTTGGAAAGTGGTATGTTTATTTTTAATTGATACAATTTGCATAATTGAAAAACAAGAAGGGTGCTTGAATCAAACCATGATGACCTTGGAAATGTTGCATATGAAACATACGATTATTCAAGGGCGGATTGATGAAATGCATTGAGTAAATATTACAGAACAAAAACAATTACATTAACCATGTGTTTGAGTGCGGACGATGAAAACGGCTTGAATGACTTAATTGATGAATTGAAGTTTCAAACAAGTAAAATGCAAGGTTATTTGGATATAATTATTAATTGACTTGTTAGAAGGTGGGAAGCAACATTGACAAGCTTGCAGTTCGGAAGAAAAGGTTATAATATTAATTTCTTGCAAAATGTGGTTTTAACTTTTGAATGCGTGAATCCGTCAGCTTTCAATTTAACAAGTATTACAAACAGATATTCGGGATTATCCGGAAATTATGCGACAGAATTAAATTATTCTTGAAAAGTGAATTGTTACCCAACAATTTATATTGTGGTGCAAAATGAAACAAATTTGACATGATTTCAAATTGACATGAATGGTTATAAATTCCAAATTTCGGGGGAATATCAAGCCGGAGATTTTATAATAATTGACGGAGAAACAAAGCTTGTAAAAGTAAATGGAACAACAACGGCGTATACATGACCATTTCCAGTTATTGAACCATGATTAAACCACATTGAAATTAGCATTAATTCGGGAGCAATTGCGAATTACGACATGATTTTTATTTATAAGAAATTATTCTTGTAATGATCAGATACGATATAAAAGCATATACAAAAGAAGGAACATATATTACAACCATTAATCCAAATGTTGTTATGAATGACATATCTTTTTCTTCAAACGTAAACGGGGGGCTTGGACAATTGAATTTAAACCTTGCGTTGAGTTTTGGGGATACAACGTTTCATGGTGGGGAAATAATAAAAGTAATATTGTATAATGAAAGATACAAGCAAGGAAAACAGATTTATATGTGATTTGTTTCGCAAATTTCAAGGGTGTATGATACAAACAAAGGATATATAAAACTGGTTTGTTTGTGAATTGCGAGTTTATTAACAAGCGTATTGTTTACATGATCATATAACGGAACAGCGGAAACAATATTGAATGCAATTATTGCAGAATTCAACAGCAATTACGCTTGAAGTTTAATTTCAGTTGGTGGAATTGATGAATACGAAGAAAATATAAATGTGGAATTTAAAGATTGAACCAGTTGCCAAAAAGCAATCGAGCAAGTAAACGAAATCGCCAATTATTACCGGTTTATAAATGCAGAGTGAAAGTTCTATTTCAGAAAAAAGGGAACACAAACCGAGCATATCATGGCGAATAAACAAGAAGTTGAAAGCATGAATTTAAATTACAGCATTGAATCAATTGTAAACAGAATATTTGTTTCAAGAAAAGACGGAACAGTAAAAATGTATGAAGATAATATTTCGCAAGGTTTATATGGAATAAAAGAAGAATACAGCAACCAGCAAAGCATAGTGGACGAAACAACGCAAGACGAATTTGGAAATAATTATATTGCCCAATATTCAAATCCAAAGAACGCAAGCACGGTGGTTGTAAATAGCGAATATGATATTGAAAAAATTGAACCGTGAGACACAATAACAATTGTAAATTCAGAATATGAAATAAAGGATTTAACAATTGAAAAAATCAATTATTCTCCAAGTAAAGTTACGTTGACTTTGGAAGAAAACGAAAGTTTATGGAGTGTAATTAGCGAATAAAAGCCAAATTATTTTATATCTTATTATATTATATCATGGTATTTGTGAAATTCAGAAACACCAATAATGCAAGTTCAACACTTATTGCCGATATATCAGTAAGTGCAACAGCATTATTAATTAAAGATTGAGATCAATCTTTATTTCCAACCAATTTTCCATTTCTTTTGACTTTGGAACATTTGGATTCAGAAGAAAATGTTATTTTAAGGGAAATCGTAAAAGTAACATGAAGTAACCAAAATTCATTTACAGTTGAAAGAAGTGCGGGGGTTTGTGTTCAAGACGACACAGCTTCAAATAGAAGCCAAGACAACACAGCACATGCATTTTATTCATGAGATAGGGTTTCGCTTTATTGGACAGCCGAACAAGTAAGGGATATTCAAGAAAGATTGGAAACAAGCGTAAATGATCCAGCAATTGCGGACGAATACGATAATACAGCAACATATGCAGTTTGAGATATTGTAATGTATAAGGGGGACAGATATTCATGCTCAACAGCCGTTTCAACACCGGAAGATTTTGACAGCACGAAATGGACAAAAATTTCGGTTGAATATAATCTCGATTCGCTTCAAACTCAAATTGACGATCTCGCAAGTCAAAGCGGTGCGAGTGACCATTTGGAAGATGAATGACTCGTTTGATCTTATTATGAAATAACTGATCCAATGTTCAGACAGTTGACAACAACTTATGACAACGCTTCAGTTGACGCGAACGTTTGAGATACAAACGCAAGCACGGAAATTCATATTCAAAGACAAGGAAGCGGAACGGCAAGCAATCAATTAAAATTAAAAGTTAAAATGGCTTGATCACCAACAACAAGTTTGGTTGTCGAAGTAAGGAAATGAATTTCAGTTATAAATACGAATAAAAAAAGTTCTTATTGGTATTGAGACTCGAATAATGTTATTGCAACGGCTACTTTGCCATATACAACATTTTCAAGTTCTTATCAAGAAATAACAGTTGCTTTAAATGAATCTTTTGGTTGAACTGAATGAGAATTATTGGACGTTGTTATTTATCAAGCAAGCCATATAGTAAACGCCAGCAATTATTATGTTGTCGCTTGCGATTCAACGCAACAATCCGACGCATTCCAATATTTAAAAATGGCGAACGATTACGAAACTATAAAACAAACAGCGAATATTCCATATTGTGTTTCAGATTGATTCGCGAATATTTTATTGACAAGAGTTTCAACGACTGGTGCTTATGCGTTGCCAAGAAATTTGAAAACATTATGAGAAAAAGCGAAGTTGACAACTTTGGGAAGACATACGGACGGGGTTTGGTTGGATCATAAATCCGAAGACACTATTGATTATATTCATTGATGATACAGCACATGGACGATTAAATGGTCTGAAACTTCAACGCCAGCGAGTGCTTTTGTAGATTACGAAGACGACGCAGAATGAATGACGCAAGGAAGTTCAGACTGGGACGCAATTTTCGGTTTTGAGTGAGTAAGATTAAACACTTCTTGAGTTGAAACTTGAAGCGTAGATTTAACAAATATGTCGAGTGAATCATGATTGACTTCATGAGATAATGTTATGGTAAAATTTCCTATTCGTTGAATTAAAATGACAAAAAGTGGTTCAACTTGCACTTTATCAATAACAAATAATCCAAACGCCGAAGACGAATGATTTCAATATTATGCACATTCTCGTTGAACTTTATCAAGCCCAGTAAAGAAAAACGCCTTTTATTTATGAGTTTATGAATGAAGTCTTTCAAGTTCGGTTTTGAAATCTTTATCGGGTGCGACAGTCGAATCAAATCACACAATGTGAGATTTTATAGGTTATGCAAGGGCGAACGATTGAAATTCTTGAAATGGTGGTTATGACATAGTTTGATTCTATCAAAGAATGTATATAAACGCTTTATATATGATGAAATATTGAAATATTGATTCTCAATGAACTATCGGACAATGAATCGTTTCATGATCAAAACAAGCGTCATGATGAAGTAATTCAATTGCGGGTGCTACTGGTTGAAATACTTGAAATCAAACAAGCTACATGAAATTATTCGGACTTGAAAACTGGTGGTGAAATGTTTCTGAATGGCTTGGTTGAATTTGCACAGATTGAAGCAAAAATTTATGGACAGCACTTCAAGGATTCGCCGGAGATATAACAACAAGTTCGCCATACGAAAATACTTGAGTGACTATAACGACAACAAGTTGAAACGATCTTTCAAGTATATCATGAGATAATAAAGCTATGTTTGCACCGCTTTGAACGGTAAATAATTCAAGCTACAATACTTATTATTGCGATTATGTGTATGTGAGTGCTTCTTGTTTGGCTCGTGCCGGTGGTTATTATAGTATTGGTGCGCTTGCTGGAGCTTTCTTTTTGGATGTGAAGTATTCCGCTTCGAGTTCGAATACGGATATCGGTTCTCGCTTAATGTTCCTTTAGCGAAGCGTAAGCGAAGCCCCCCTTTCCGTCGCTTGCGACGGTCAACCACTTCAACTCTGCCGAAGGCTTTTTACTTCACGCGATCAAAAAATGAAAATAAATATTCAAATTGAAACAAACGACAAAAATCAAGAATATACTTTGTGACCTTATGGGGAGTGGGAACTCCCCAAAGAGTCCGAAGTAAATATAATAATAAAAAATAATCCGTCCGAAGATGACATAAATCAAGAAGTCGAAAGAAGAATAAGGGAAAAGAAAATCAAGGAAATAAAAATATAAAAAATTTTTGGGTTATATGGTCGAAGACGAGTTAAAAATTACGTTTTCGCCTTTGTTGGCTATACGACTGTAAACAAACCATGTATAAGCTCAATGGGGATTGTAAAAATTGCGATAATGTGAATGTGAATGCTTCTCGTTTGGCTCATACCAGTGGTAATTATAGTAATGGTGCGAATGCTGGAACTTTCTATTTGAATGTGAATAATTCCACTTCGAATTCGAATACGAATATCGGTTCTCACTTAACGTTCTTTATAAATTCCCTATTTTAATTCAAAACCTATGATGTGCTTGATTTTTCC